TCAGTCCTGCCGCTCGGCTTCGATCGGCAAACTCAGCAACTCCTCCCGCAGCCTCATCAATCCGGCTGAGCATGACGGCAAGCAGATCTCGGGCGGGGTCGGCTGAATCGCTTCCACCGGCAGAACCGGTACAGCTGGCGGGTCTGCGTGATAGCTGGGCAACTCGTGCGCGCAGCCGGCTAGCAGCGTCATCAGCGGCAGCAGCATCAGCGGCAACCGCGGCGATCTTGTCTTGTGCGTCACGGCGTATTCCCTCGATGGCGGTTTGTCGGCGCTGTTCTTCGGATCGGGCCCGGGCTTCGGCCTGGCGTGCGGACTCTGCGTAGCTGGCCCGGATATCGCTGATCTGGCGTTCGTACCGATTCCCCTGCCACTGCCACGCCCCGGCAGCAGAAAGCGCCATCAGCGCAAGCACAGCGACTCCTGCGGCGATCAGCTTGTACTGCGATGGGATGAGATTAAGCATCACGCCTCCTCGAATAGCGCACGCTCTGCAGCACGGCGGCGGACCAGGCCAGCTAGCGTCTTGCCTCCGGCCTTCACCCAGCGCCCGAACTGCTCCGCGGCGCTGTCATAGTCGCCGCGGTTGAGCTGGTCGAGCAGCGTGGACTTCTCCAGCGCACCTGGGCCCAAGTTGTACGTAAAGGACACCAATGCGTCGTACATGCCCTGCGTCAGCGGCACCTTCACCAGTCGATCGACATAGCCCTCGAACCGCTTCACGTCCTCGCGTAGCAGCTCCTCGGCTCGCTCCTTCGTGATCGTGTCGCCCATCTTCACGCCGGCCGTGGTGCCGTAGCCGATGGTTGGGATATCGGCTGGACAGCGATATGCAGACAGGCGCAGCCCCTCGAAGGACTTGATCAGGTCAAGCCCCTTCTGTGATGTGTGCATGTTTTCTCCGGGCAATAAAAAGCCCCGACTGGCGGGGCTGTTAGGTTTCGACGGTCAGAACGCTACCATGACCTTGAATGAGCCGGCATCCAATGTAACAGGTGCTCCGGTGAAGTTGCTCAGGATGATACTAACCGTGTCGGTTGCTGACACATGAGCAGTACACAGCAACCCCTTAAGGTCTTTTGTGTACGAAACAAAAGTATGCCCACCAAGCTGGGCACCAGGGACACTCACGCTAAGCACTACAGTCGCACCGTTTTCAATGGCAGTTGGAGTGTAAACCAACCCACCCTGGAAGCGCCCGAACTCACGCAGCTTTGCTGCGTATAGTGTCGTAGCTGCTGGGTCGCTATTTCCTCCTGTGGCGTTATGGATACGCAGCGAAACAGTATCATCGGCACTTACATACGCAGCCACGATGTTATTGATGTAGCTTGCGCCAGCGCCCCAGGCCACAAAATCACCTAGCCGCACGCCTGGCACGCTAATTGTAGCTGTGTGCCCTGTGTTGTTGGCCATAAGCGGCGGGTCTATCACAGCCGACCCGCGCGAAATAACTTGGTCGCCAACATCCATCCAGCGCATTCGGCCAGCCGGCAACGTGACTGCTGCCCCGGTCACGTTGAAAATCCTTGCCCTAATCTGGTTATCGGCGTCGATTGCTGGCGTTATGTGCTGTCCCTGCGGGTTAAACTGATACGCCGCATGGAAGAACTCGCCAAACGGCGTCTTGGCGTTACCAGATGCGACGATTCCAGATGCGGACGCAGCAACTGCCGGCATTGTTACAGCTCGGTCAGCGTATGGGCGCGCCGTCTTCCATTTGAAGATGCCGTGGTCAATGTCGATTTCCACAGGAATCGCCACGGATGTGCTTGTATCAATGTCCCAAGTATCCCGCAGATCGCCGCCTTGGATCGTGCAGTTTCGGACTCGGATCAGGCCGCCCTTGACGGACCCTGGCCGGTAGTAGATGGTTTTGTAGCCGCTTTCGATGTTTTCAACATACAGGTCCTCCAGAACCATCGAGCCGCCATTTTCCCACCGGAAAAAGTTACCTGGCGTCGCGGTCTTCATCTGCAGCTCGCCACCCTTCACAAAGAATGATGCGCCGCTTTTCGAGAGAATGAAGACGTTTGAGTGCTCGGCTTGTATACCGAAAATGCTCACTTCAATATTGCGAATGCCTTCAATGTCCGCAACTGTCTGCCGGTTGCTGGTGACGTTAAACATTGTCAGGTTGCATCCAAGGCGATAGCCGGTCCCACCGTTGTTTGCGCAAGTATCGTAGATGCTAGACCAAATACTTTGGGCGTTACGGAAATCGAATGCTACGCCTGTATGACCGTTTACTTGAACGTTACGAATGCGCCATTCGTCGTTATCCCCGTCGAAGGCCCCTCCAATGACGATTCCATTCTGAACCTTACCGGCCCCGTCTTCTGATACGGAACCGCCAGTGTCCGTGTCCAGCATGAAGCGGCGGCCAATTATGATGTTTTCTAGCGTGCAATACTCATTTGTACCTTTTACTCTGCGCGGCGAAAGGGCCTCGCCATAGATTGCCGCGAACGGCGGGTTAGTGGCATCGCCAATCAGCGCCAAGTCTTTTAGGTGGCACTGAGACGAGTCAACAATGCGGATCATGGACGCAGATGCACCGCTTCCGGTCCACTTCACCAGCGCTTTATTACCACTTAGCAGAAGCGCTTTCTGATCGATTTCAACCTGCGCCGAGATCGCGAACTCACCGCCACCAAAAAGCTCAATAGCTCCTCGGTTTACCGTGCCGGCAACTTTTACCGTCGAGTCTATGGCTTGCTGAACCGCGGGAGCCCCGTCAGTACCAGATGTGCCGTTCCAGTCGTAGGTGATTGCCGGCTTGATTGTGCCGCGCAGTGCCTCGCCTACGGTTCCTGCGGGGTAGGACAGCGAGGGCGAGAAGCCGACCATGCCCGCTCCGTCCGCCGCAGCCAGCTCCTGCCGCAGCACGTCATCGCCAAGCAGGACGAGATTGGCCGAATCGGTCGCCCAGGTTCCTGTCAGCGTCAGCGGCAGCGTTGCCGAAGCGTTCGGGCGATACAGGCCGGGGGATGTGCCGGTCGTGGCCGCATCGACAGCCACGTACTCGTTCCGCTCATCTAGCACAACCCCTGCCGCATAGTCGCCCCTGCTCACATAACCGGACGACACCAGAAACGCCTGGAACCGGCTTTCCTTGTCCGCCTGGCTTAGGGTAAATGCGGTTTCGCGCCCTTCCTGTGACGTGTCAAAATCGTTCTCCATCCCCGCCCACGACTGGCGCAGAATGCCTTTGCGGTCGGCATAGAACGGATCGGCGCCGTTGACCAGCTTGTCTAGGTTCTCGGCGTTGTCGTACAGGTCGCGCGGATCGGTCGACGGGACGTTGTTGCCGGTGTTGAAGGTCATATGGTTTTACTCCAGGCGTGCAAATCCGCACGGCGTCCTTGCGGGCCGTGTCCGGTATGTGTGTTGGCTAGTTGTTAGGCGTCAGCGGGGGCTGGTGAATCGTCAAATTGATAGACACGAGCGTCGTAGTTGACTGCGTCGACTGATGCGCCGGTTGTGCCTTGCGGGCTGATGCTGGTTATCAGCACCGGGTAGCTCCATCGGTTCAGCGGGCCGAACAGAAGGTGCGGCGGCTCGGTCGACCAACTGGTATCAGGGGCGAAGTCCAACTGATCAGTGACTGAGAGTCGGTAGTCATCGATCCGGGTTGCTGTGTATGGCCCGGCCATGGTCCCGTCCGGCCGGCGAATGCCGACGACATGCGTGCCACCGGCCGACCAGTCGAACGGTTCGGATGATTCGATCAAACCGCCTTCGTAGCTGAGCATGATTGCGCTCTGTCCATACCCCGGCACGTCGTCAGCCACGCGGCAGAACGACATGAAGCCGGAGTTCAGAGCGTCTAGCTCCGTCCCCCAGCGATACGCCCAGCGGCGGTGCTTGTGCGCCATCCGCTGCCGCATACCAAGGCGCCAAGCGCGCGTCCGGTTGATGATGCCCTCGGCTGTGATCTTCTCGACCTTGCGCCCGACATCCCCTGGTAACCGGCATTTAACCGTTTCCACTGCCCAGGTGTTTTCGTCCACGTACTCGACATCCACGCCATCGAAGTCATCAGGGCCAAGCGCGGAGAAGTCCCGCTCAAGCTCTTCAGTCATGTTCTGTGGCGTGTACATATCAGTGCGCGGCACGAATGTTTGTTCGGGTGATTCGCGAACTTCATCACGCGCCGCCGAGAGCCTTCCGCGCTCAATGGTCAGATCGGCATAGCCTGCCTTGAGCGCGTGCCCGATGATCTGCTTGACCGTCGATGCCGACTCATACGTCATATCGAAATGGTCGCCGCGCTGAGCCCACAGCTCGCCCAGGCGGTCCAACTCGTCAAAGTCGAGGTCATCGTCTGTGTAGCCGATTGAGTGGGCGACATAGGCCACGAACGGCACGATGTCTCGCGTCGGCGACTCCACGTCCCAGGCCCCTTCGCCGGTCCGCACTGGCAGAACACGCGTAACCTCCGCCGAAATCATTTGCTCGGTCTGTGCGGCTAGCCTCTTGCCGCCCTTCACGCGAACAGCAATGGTCGTGACGCCCTCATATATCGTTGGCGCCTGCAGCTTGGCGCGAAGGCCGTACCACTCGACGCCATCGATAATCTGCGTGCTGTCCGACTTGGCGCCGATCCGGCGAAGGCGAACTTCCGGGCGCATCATGCTCGGCAGCTGCAGCGACTCGGTGAAGCCCAGCTGATCGGCTTGAGTGGCCGTGTAGGTCTTGCGAACCGACGTCCAGTCGGTGGCTACGGCCGAATCTCGGTACTGCATCTCAACCGTCACGGAGACGGAGAATTTGCGACCCTTCTTGTCGACGCCGACGATCCCGCCAGGGAACATAACGTCCCACTCGATATGACTCGCCAGCTCATTCGGCGGGCAGGCCATGAATGGGCCGGTCCAGTCTCCTTCCTGCGTCGAGGCGTCCAGGCTGATCAGCGCATCGGCGCTATTGAAGTCATCAAACCCGAGCCAGGCTTCAGTATCTGGTCCGCCCGTATCGGTCAGGCGCTCGACGCTGATCGCTGTAGTGCTCGCCGCCACCAGGCGATAGCGCAAGCCGGCATACCCTACGCTCAGACTGAAGGTGCCGACCGGCAGTGCGGTAACGGGCGAGCCGTCCGTGTAGTTCAGCGTCATCTCATCCGGCACATCCACGCCAGGCGTGTAGCTGTGCACAACAAAGTTGCCGGTGTAATCGCCCGCCACCTCAATGACCATGCCCACAAACGGGACCATCCAGGCCAAGTCGCCCTGCACGATGTCCCGATCTACCCCGCCGTCAACGATGGTGTAAGGCCGTGGGGCCTCGATGCGCACGATCATTCCGGGCGCCCAGCCGACCGGGAACGACCCAGCTCCGGACGGGACGGTAATCACCTCGCCGCTGAATATGTAACTGGTTGCGCTCGGCTGCGGCTCGACTTCATAAGTAGCTGTCAGCTCAAGCCCGGAGGAGCCAGTGGCCGTGGCGCCAACTTCCTCTGCCGTGTGCCACCACTCTGCCGCCGACTGGCCTGCAAGCGACTGACCGGGCTGGTAGATGGTGTATTCCGCATCGCTGCCAAGCGAGATCAGCGGCGTGTCGCCGACCAAGATACGGCTTGCTGGGATTTCGAATTTGCCCTTGCCCACGCACAGCAGCATCTCGACCCACTGATCGCGCGGCGCGGAGAAGAACCGGTGCGGCGGCAGGAGGTAATCGGGGTAGATCCGGCGCTTGCCCGCTACTTCTCGAATGGGCTGGTTGACCTTTACCTTGTTGCCCTTGGCCGACGCCTCGTTCAGCGCATCGCCCTGCGCTACACCCCCGCCGCTCTTCATCTGCGGCTTGGGCATCAGCGCGACGACCAGCGCGATAGCCGCCACGGCCACCGCTGCGTAGATCGCCAGTACAGTTGCGGAGATTGGTTCCTTCGGCTCTGGGGTCACGTCAACCACGTCATCAGGCGCAATGACGAAGGCGTCCCAATCGGCAGAAGGGACCAGCGCGCCGTTGACCTCGAAGCTGATCGGATGAACCTCGCGCTCGCTGTACGACGGCACATTGGCACGTAGCCAGGCGCCGATCGTCATTTTGGAGCCGATATGGTGCGTCTCCAGCGGCTCGCCCTGAAGTTTCGATGGGTAAATGCGGATCATGGCGCTACCTGTTGAAATAGATGACCTTGGCGAAGCGCGCTTCAAACCTCGGGACACTGGACCAGCTCGGCCCGGTCTTGCTGCCGGTATCGAGCACAGCCAAACGCCCGTCGATCTCGACGACGATGGCGATGTGCACGCAGATGCGCCCGCGCCAGACCGTAGCGACCGCACCTGGCTCCGGCCGGCACTCGGCAAAGTCCGAGGCAGCCTGTTTGACGCAGCGCGTGAACTCGGCGGGCATGGTGTTGCGCACATGCCCGAACGACGGCAGGTCGCCCTTCCCGAACACTTCCTCACGCACCAGGCGCACCAGGCCGTAACAATCCACGAACGGCAGGTCGCGCCCCCCGTCCCGATATGAGGACGAGAGGTATTTGTCGAGCCAGGTCATAGGTAGCGAATGCCGGGGGCGAAGTTGACGGTGTAGAGGTCGCGCGGGAACGCCGTGTTGATGAGGTCAAAGAAGCCAGCCGTCACCTGTACGGTTGAACCCTTGATCTTGCCGCTCAGCACTGTCGCGCGATAAACCTGATCGGACGGCGCCGTTAGATCGCTGGCGAGGTAGGTCCTGAAGGTCAAGAACACCTTCTTCTCCGCCTCAAGCGCCGCGTCAATCTTGGCTTGCGCCTCCCCTGTCACGTTGCCGATCGCGAAACTTAAGTTCTGCGCGCCGCTGCTTGTCTTCTTCGGCAATGCAATGCCGATCCCAGACCCAATGAAAGTCAGAGCCCTGCCATCCTCAGTGATGCAGTGCTGATCCTCGAATCCCTCAGCAAGCAGAATCGGCGAATCCCAGGCTTCGCACGTCAGCTCTAGCGTGAAGATGATGGTGTCGCCGCCCGAGGCATAGACTTTTTCAAGCACTGTCATTCGGGCCATTCCTCGTTGATACCTTCATCTAGCGCGCCCATGAAGGTCTGGTATGGGGATTCTGGCCACTCCCGGTTAAGTGCAATGTCTAGGATTGACGGGTAGAGGATGTACTGCGGCAGGTGCTGCCAGCCGTCGGCGAAGGTTTGCTTCTCGCGGATCTCAAGGCGGCAACTGATACGCCAGTAGTCGGGCCCATCCATGCGTGCGGTGTAGGCAGGGGCGCCATCGGAGCCGACGAATCGCATAACCGTCTGCTTGGTCGGCCCGCCTGTCTGCGCCCAGCCGGTGAACCACTCCTCGCCCTCTTTCAGCTCCCAGCGGAACCAAGCCTCGAACAGCTCAAACTCTTTCTGAGGCATGCCCCAGGAAAGCGTCACGAAGCTTGGAACGCTGGTGTACTTGCGGCGCTGGCGAGCCCGGCCGCTGACCATCGTTGTGCGGGACAGATTCGGTGCGTGCTCCAGCGAGTAGCCGGAAAGGTCAGGGTAAGGCAGTTCTGCGGGATACTCGATCATCTGCCCACCTTCTGGATTCCGAAATACTGACTGATCGCCCTAGCAGCCGGGCCGTCTCCGTGCAGGTCAGCGACGAATGCCGTCACATCCCATGAGCCATCTGGATTCTGGCTTTTCTCGACTGTGCCGGCCCTGCTCGCGTCTTCAACCAGGTTGACGTTGACCATCACGCCGCCGCCAGACCCGCTATTGCCGCCAGACTTGGTGTGGTCGATGACGGTTTCCTGCGGGTGCATCATTGCTAGGAAGCCGCCCTTTCCATCCAAGCCGCCGCTGCGTGGGCCGTTGCCGGTGTAGCCGCCGCCGTCGAAGGACATGCCGACCGAAGCAATATTGGAGACGAGGCCGGCCGTAGCTGCCGCAACCGAAGCCATTGCAGCAAGGTTGAGAGGGAACGGATTGGCTGCAGCTAAGGCGATGCCCTGCTGGATAGCGATCATTGACTGCGCGATTGCGAATGCCTTCTGCGCCACGAACATGGCCTTGTAGAGACCTGACTGTTCGCCTGCAAACTGAGCGGTCAGGCCTGCAAGGTTTCCGAACATGTCTGCGGCTCCTGCCAGTGCCACTTGCTGACGGGCCGCTTCGATCTCGCTGACCTCTTGCTGATGCTGCGCATGGATGTTGGCGATGCGGGTCGCGTACTCTTCCTCGGTGATGGCTTTCGCCTCAAGGAATCCGCGCTGCTTCTCAAGCTCGGTCGTGCGCCACTGCTCAAGCGCAATCGCATCCTCCTGCAGTTTGATTAGCTCGCCGCCCGCTCCGCCGATAACGGCATCGACACCGCGAGTTCCTGGCGCTTGCGACACGCCCTCGACGGTGCCTGGCGCCTGATCAGCGTTCATCTGGATTTCACGGATGCGGCGCAGCGTTTCCAGTCGCTGTAGGGCCTCAACGTTGCCTTGGCGCTCGTACTCAGCAATCTTGGCCGCATACTCAAGCTCGAACTGAGCATCGTTCGCCGCCCGTAGCTGGCCGGATTCGCGCAGGATGTCGATGCGCAGCTTTTCCTGCTCGGTAAGATCCCGTTTGTCGTCAAGTTCCTTGGCAAGACCCATCAGGTAGGTAGCCTGTTGCCCTAAGACGCCTTGAAGAGAGCCCTTGGTTAGCTCGTAGTTGACGCGGGCCGCCTCACCGGACTGGCCGTAGAGGGCAATTTGGCGCTCCACCCCACGCACAGCAGAAGCATAGTCAGACGCTAGCTTCTTTGCTGCTTCGGCAGCGTTATCTGTCTCAGCGCTGACCTTGACGATTCCGCCTGCCGCACTATCGAACCCACCAAGTTTCGAAAGCACTTTATCAAGATCGCTTGCAACTGAGGCCAAGGCTTCCTGCTTGTTTGCGTCAGCCAGCAGCCCCTGCATCCCCTGAATATCTAGTTTCAAGGATCGCACCCGGGCCTCTAACTCTCCGCGATCCAAGCCGCGAATTTTAAGCATCCAATCTGGGCTTAAAAGGTCTCCTTGAAGATTGTTCAGCTCAATAGTGGTGTCACGTATGGCCTGCTCCATTGCCTCAAGTCGGGTCATCTTCTTGATGCCCGCAAGACCATCTGTTAACTCATCAAAGAATGTACTCGTCGCGGCTGCACCCTGTATAAGCCATCCAGTTAGCGTCACCAACCCTGTCGCGATATCAGCAAGCCCTTGAACCGTTTTGGGGTCCTGAAGAAGTGCCGCCATCCCTTCAATGGCAGTGACGAGGCCTGACGTTGCTCCCGATGTTTCGTTAGTCTTGCCGATCAAAACCTGAAAGCTGTTCTGCAGAGTAACTATCGCGTCAGCAACGGAGGTCTCCATCTTGTCGGCCAGCTGACCATTAACATCCACGGACTGACGCAGCGCTTCGTTCAGTGCCTTGAGGCTAAGCTTGCCGCTTATGCCTAGCTCGCGTATTTCTTGAGTGGTCCGGCCAGTGGCGGCCGCCAGGCTATCTACAACAGTTGGCATTGCCGACAGGATTGACTGCCAACTTTCCGAATCTACTTTGCCTGTCTGGATGGCCTTCGAATAGGCGTTTATGGCAGAGCCAGCCCGATCTGCAGACGCGGCGTTGGCCACAAGCAGGTAACTGAAGCTGTCGGTGATATCCAGTGCCGCACTAGTCTCGTACCCAAGCGACTTGAGGCTATCCGCAGTGCGGATAAAGAGATCTTGCGCCTCAGCCAGCGGGCGGTAGGTGCGGTTTGCAGTGTCAATCAGGCGCTGCTGAACAACGGCATACTCCTCCGCCGACGAAGTAGCCTGCCGCATACGTGACGCCATCTGTCCGTATTGGTCCGACGCATTGATTACCGCCCTTACGCTTAAAAATGCGGCAAGTGGCGCGGCTAGCCTGGTTAGGGTGCGAGCCAACGACCCAGCACTAGATTCCGTTTTTTTGGATGTGCCGCCTAGGTCACTGATCGCCTTATCGGCATTCTTGACTTGAGTGCTATCAACACTGACGACCAACTTAGCGTATTCGGTCATCGCTCTACTCCAAAGTGCAGCGTATGGTTTTCTGCAATCCTTTCGATGGATCGGCGGAGACGTGGGTTGCTGATCAACAGGGCCATTCGCTCCGATTTTTCATCCATTGGCAGCGACCACTCGGCTATCAGTTCAGCAGCCAGTTCCGCCCGACACCGCCGCAGGGCTAGCTTGCGGTTGAGATGGTCTCCATTCAGTTGCATCCCTTCTTGTATCGATGCAAAGAGGACTTCCCTGCTTGCCTTTTTAAACTCCTCCGACTCTACGGATCTCACGCGCATCCATTCCCGATTTCCGGCCGGGTCGACCAGCTCGACGCGAACCCCTCGACTAGCCTTAGTGCGGGTGTAAAAGTCCTGAGGCCGCATCGTTTTCTCCAGACGTAAAAAAACCGCCCGGAGGCGGCTTGTTTTGCGAGCGATGTATTAGTGAAAGGCCAGGTTTTCGGCTCTCCACTTGTTCTCGCTCTTGAGATAGACCATCGTCACACTGAACCTAGACCGGAGCATTGCGCCGAATGAGTTCTGCGAGTCAACTGAACCAATAATGGAGTGGCGGCAGTCGCCCATATAGCTGTAGGCGTCTGGCTTATGGCCAAACTTTGCACTATCTGGCGACTTGAGTTCACGCTTTACGAAATTCCCAGCCATGACCCAGGCATAGCCCTGGTCGGCACACATCTTGTCTGCCCTGCTAACAGTAGGTGCGGCCTGGTCACTGTCAGAGCATGACTTGAACAGTCCAACCACTACCAGAAACAGAAAAACAACAGCTATTACGCGCATCCTTGCCCCTCCCCATTAGAAAGCACCGACTTTACCAAATCGCCGCCCTATTGGCTCGCCACGCGCTGCTCAACAGAATCCAGGCGGCGCAGCAGCATGATCTCGTGCGGCTTCAGCGTGTGGCCGTAGAGGTCAGCCCACGCCTTCAGCTCGACCAGCGAGCCTATCGGCCTGGCCGAGCAGTACCACTCCCAGACGTAGGCCAACTCAGGCGGGCACTCCGGCCCATCTAGGCGTGATGGACGCTTACCTGTTTTCTCCGCGATGGCTTCCAGCTGCGCGCGGACGGTGATGCGCTTGTCCGGCCCTTTCTTCGGCCTCGGCCCAGCTGGCCGCAGCAGTCCTAGTTGATGCTCGGCGTGCGCGATCAGTCCTTCGGCGAGCCCGTCGAGCGTTTCCCAAAAAAACGGCGGCGGTCACTCGCGAACCGGTCAACCTCTGCCGTGATGTAGGGGGACTCGCGCAGGAACTCCAGCAGCGCGGCCTCGGAGAACTCAGCCTCGAACGACCAACCGATCACGAGCGCGGCATTCAACTTGAGCCGCGCGGCCTCTGTCTTCTCCGCTCGCTCCTTTTCGTCCTTGACCGAAGCCAGGACCAACAGTTCGCGTCTGAAGTCGTCCAGCGCCACGCGGAACTGGTCGGAATCCACGCCACGGATCTGCAGCCACTCATCCGTTGGCGTCCCGTCAGGCAGGGAGAGCGGCATGCGCTCCCCCTCGTTCGCCTTTGCCCGGGTGAAGAAGTCACTCGGCTTCATGCGAACCCCTTACGCCGGAATGCGGGTGATGGTGATCTCAGTGTCGACGGCCTGGTCATTGAAGGCCCGGAAGTCGTAGTTCTGAATGATCGGATCGTCGCCGCTGCCTTCCTCGCTGGAGGTCGTCAGCTTGGCCTGGGTCATGCTGATCTGATAGCTGTTCTCGCCATCGGTCAGGGTCACGACCAGCGGGGTCTTCGTCTCGCCGAGGTACTTGTCCTTGAGGCGGTTGTCCTCGATGTAGGCGGACAAGCTGCCCGAAACGTTGATGCGGCCCAGCTTGATGTCGTAGGCGTCGCGGCTGAACAGGCGGTAGATCGCCTCCATGCCGTTGTCCAGCGACAGGTTCAGCGCAGTAGCGTGGTTGAGGCCGGTACCGCCTTCGGTCAGCGAACCCTCGAACGTGGTCATCATCACGGTCTCGGTCGGATCGGCCATGCTCTCGGTAAGAGCGTCGTAGACGTAAGGCTCTTCCTTGGTGCCAATCATGGAGAAAGTGATGCCGATTTTGCCCTGCAGCGGGCAGTCGATGGCCACGGTCCCGACTTCGCACCCGCGATAGATAAGCCAGCGGCCGATATCCTCGTTGTGCTTTAGGATGGCGAACTTGCGGCGAGTGCTTCCGGTCTTTAGGACGTTGGCGGTCCATGTGCCGTGAAAAGCCGCTTCCAGCAACATATCGAAGGTGCCGTAGGTCAGCTCCGCCTCGAGGTCGCCGGCCACGCTGGAAACGCCGCTGCGGGACTCGGCCGTATGGCGACCAGGCAGCATCTCGTCCGATTCCAGCTCTTCGACCGACTGGCCCAGGCCATTGGTGATGAGGCGCAGCGGAATCCAGGCAACAGCAGGATCGAGAGTGCCGCCGACGCCCTCCAGTTTGATGTAGGTGTTCTGATTGACGCCTTGTGCATAGGGCATTTGCTATCTCCAGAAATGCAAAAGCCCGCTCAAGGCGGGCTGCGGTGTTTCGGGGTGTGGTTACGCCGGGAATGACCAGGCGGTGCAGTAGATACTGACGCTGACCGACTGCCAGACATCCTCTTGGCGAATCTGCGAGCGCTCAGCGCGCCGAATCAGTACGCCCTGGCCTTGGTAGTCGAGGCGCTTGCCTGACGCGAATAAAGCCAGCAGCGCGTCCACGTCAGTCAGTAGCCCGGCGTGGCCGGTGTTCTTGGGGTGGAACAGGTCGATCTGCAGGATTCCGGTCCATTCCTGCGCGGCGTTCTTGCCTTGGGCGGCAGGCGCGCGGCCGGTAGGAAGTCCAGTGAGGCGCGCCCAGCTCTGCCCGGTAGGCGGCGTGAAGGTCTTGCCCTCGAATGCCGTGCGTTCCACAGGCATGACGCCTGACGCGATGTAGGCCGACACCAGCGCTGAGTGAATCTTGGATTCGGACATATGCGTTATAATCTCATCGTGCAGCTAGCTTTAGCGGGCGAAAAGGCTGATTCATCACCAGCCCTGCTGCATCCCATTCAGTGATGATTTCTCTTTGATGGAGAGAGCCATGCAAGAAGTCTGGAAGCCCGTTATGGGCTACGAAGGCCTTTATGAAGTGTCTAGCCTTGGCCGGATCCGCTCACTAGATCGAGTCAGCGTCCATAGCGATGGCAAGAGCACGCGCCGCACGGGCAGGCTACTCAGCCCCTCATTGAGGGCGGGCTACCCATTTGTCTGCCTGGCCAAAGGAGGCAAATCAGAGCAAATCCACATTCACCGACTTGTTGCTGCCGCTTTTTGCCACAAGCCAGATGGTTGCGATGTTGTAAACCACAGAGATGGCGTGAAGACGAACAACGTCCACGCCAATCTTGAGCGGACTACTCCGCAAGGAAACAGTCGACACGCCCATGAATCAGGCCTTAGCGTTGCTCCAAGAGGAAGCAAGGCGGGAGCGGCAAAGCTCACAGAGCAGGATGTGATTGATATCCGATTAGCGTTGGCCTCTGGCGAATATGGCACATCGCTTGCCAAAAAATACGGCGTCCATGTCATGACCATCTCCGCAATAAGGAACGGGCGGAACTGGTCTCATCATGGGGACACCATGCTTGATGAATGTAAAAAGTCTGCCCTTCAAGCAATGAGCCGCGCAGGCGAAAAGCACCCATCAGCCAAGCTCAGTGAAGATCAGGTCGTAACAATAATCAGGCGCCTCCATTCAGGGGCTGCACAGAAAGAGATAGCCAAAGAATACGCTGTAAACCCAGTTACCATTTCAAACATCAACCTAGGCAAAGCCTGGGGTCACGTCAGGGTTGGCGGATGCGGAGAGCCGCCATACTTCCTCAAGTACGCGAGGCGCAGAAGAGAATCTACACCCTGTTCTTGCGTATAGCTGCGTCAACCATTCGGCCGACCCGATCCATGTTTTTTCGCACCATTGCGCCAGGTGGCGCCTGGGTCGACCAACCCATTTCTAAGCGCTCTATATAGCTCAGGTTGCTGGTCAGGAACGTTACCTGGCCAGCGCCTTGCGGGGTTTTGCTCTCTGCGTCGGCCACGGTTGCGCCGCCGCTGTCGTCTATCCGTTCGATATCACTTCCAGCCGGAGAGCCAACAGTGCATTGCCAGCTCCCGCGCGCTCGCCCGCCAACGTAGCCAGGCGGCGCCATGTCGGGGTTCTTCCACAGATCAGGGTTCCCAACGGGCGTTGCCAGAATCACGCCCCTGAACAGCTCCAAGGTCGCCAATCTGGTGATCTTGTTATGGGCCGACACCGCCTTCTCGTTGAACCGCCGCACATCATCAGAGAACGAAATCAGCGCCTCCCCTGGACCTCGTAGGCCAGCACATCACCGGTCGGATTTAGCGTGGAGACGGCAACGACTGTCCACACCTGGCCGGCTGCGGTGATGGTCGTCTCCAACGTCGGCGGCCACTCAAGGCCAGCGGCGCCGAAGAAGATCTTCTTGTCGTCGCGCTTGATCATGGAGCCGTCCGCGTACTGCGTGCCGGATGACTGCAGGGTGTAGTTGTCGAGGATTGCTTTCGCGGTCTGGGTTAGCGTCTGCCCCGGCGTGACGGAACCAGTTACCGGGTCGTAGCCGCCAGCCTGCTCGAGCGTCAGCGTGATCGTTTCGCCGATCTCCTCGACTACAGCCAGCGCCTCGGCAGCACCTTCTAGAATCTCGTCGCGCAGTGACATGTCAGACCCTCTTTAGGAGGGTGGTTGCCGACCGCCGCGTCCATGGCACCAGTAGCGCCAAGGCAAACGACTCAGCCGCGCTTACCGCCCTTGCACCTTTCGCGTAGCTCTTCGAGCTGGTGACCGGTCCAGCGGTAACGCTCGTGCTGACAACCTCTCGATCTTCGGCGGTGAACAGCCTTCCGGCCGCCGCCTCTTTTGCCACCTGCGCCCCTGCCAGCTTGATCTCACTTGGAACCGGGTCAGGCACAGGTCGCGTTATCTTGGCCGTCAACCAGGCGTTGGCCATGGTTACGGCAAGGACCGCATCACCAGTACCGGCCCAATCAGGACCAAGCAGGGCATCCACATCGGCAACGGTGATGAAGTCAGTCATGAATCAGTCCTCGGCTTTTGCGGCTTTCGGCTTTGGATCCGGCTTCTTCTGCTCGGCCTGCTCAGGCTTTGCCTGCTCGGCTTTTGCGGCTTTCGCGTCTTTCCGGCGCCGCGCGTTGTGTGCTGCAAGTCCCATCACATCCTCCTAATGGGGCGACCCGAAGGCCGCCCCGTCCGGTCAGGCCTTGGAAACCAGGCTGGCGATACGGATCTGCTTGCGGTCGTAAACGCGGTTCCAGTTCGCAGCGGCAGCCAGCTCGGTGTTGGACGGCGCAGCGCCTGCAACCGAAGCGCCCAGCCAGCGGATGCCGCGCGGATGCATCAGGAAGTGGCGGCGAGTGATCAGGTACTCGATACCAGCCAGCGAGTCGCGGTCGGTTTCAGTGGGGACCTTTGGAGCGCCCTCGCCGTAACCGATAGCGCCATCACCGAACAAGTAGCTGGTGAACACGCGATCAGCGCCGGAGCCGCTTACCGGCATACCGTCATCGACCAGCACGCGCTTGCCCATGTAGACGGCAATGGTCGGCCGGCCTTCGGAGTCAGGCAGGAAGTCGATCAGGTTCTGCTTGCGCATGGCGTTGTAAATCACGCTGTGCACAGCCACGCCGGCAACCTGGCCGATGGCATCGCCAAAGGTCGCCTCGGCATCCAGATAAGCCTCTGCGCTGAACTTGGCGCCGTCGCCGACGACTGCAGACACGTCGTGCACCATGTCGCTTGCATCGTTGGACACGTTGTCAGCGAACACGCCACGCAGCGAGGAGATCAGGGTCTTCTGCTGCTGGCGAGCCCAGTAGCCGGCGACCAGATCGGCTACGCCGCGCATCGGGTCATCGCCAGCCAGCGCAGCGGCGAGGTCGTTGACGGCCCATGCCTTACCGCGCAGATGCAGGACAGCAACGTCCTGGCCGGCAGTGATAGCCTCAGGGGTAAGCGGCGCGGAATCGTCCAGCACCTCATCCGCGCCAGTCAGGTCGTTCCAGAAAGGCATGTTGAGGGTGTTGCCGCCAGTCGATGCCAGGCGGTCAAGCTCCGCATCGTTGGACACGATGCCGCCCATGCGGAGTAGGGTCAGTTCTCGGGTCAGGTTCCAGACATAGGGGTTGAATACCTCAGGAACGATTACGTCCGAGATTTTGGTGTCAGCCATGGGAAATTCTCCAGTATTGGCGGGGTTTGTTTGGTTTCAGGGTCGGCGCAGCCGATAGGGTTGCGGTCGGCAGCGCAGCCGCCAGCACCGGGGATTTACTAGGCCGCTGCCTCGGACTTGAGGCGCGCGGCCAGTTGCGGGTTCTCACGCTGAATGCGGGCCTGTTCGGTCAGATTCAGCGAGTCTTTCTTGAATGGGTTGCTTGCGATTTGGGCGCCTTGCTTGCCGCCCTGCGAGCCAACACCTTTGGCGGTAGGCAGGAGATAGCCGTGTTCTTGGCGAACGATGCGGTCGATCCACTCCTTCTGGGTGATCGGACCCTTCTCGCCGGTAATGATCTGGCCGTCTGCGTCGCGCATGATTGGCTGGCCGTCCTCGACTTTGAACGCCTGGCGAGCCAGCATGGTGATGATCTTGAGTTTGCCCTCGCCATCAATGCCGAACTCGCTAGCGGCCTGGATAGCGGCGTTGTCGATCATGATCTCGGACAGCTTGGCGTCACGCTCAGACAGCGCAGCCTCAAGCTCAGCGACGCGCTTTGCATTACTTTCCAATGCGGCTTTGTGCTGCGCGTTCACCTTCTCGATCTTGCGCTCGATGACCTCTTGGGTTTTACCCTCAGCGATCAGCTTCGCCTCCTCGTCATTTTCGAAGCGGCCCATGATGGCGCGAACCTGAGCAGGGTCGATGCCGTCGAACTCTTTGAGCTTGTCGGCCTGCTGCTGGCGAGCTTTGCGCTCTTCCTTCAGCTCATCGAGGATCTGCTGCTTGTTGGTTTCAAGGCCGGCGCGGTCTTGCTTGATGGCGTTGAGCAGCTGGCTGCGCTGGGCTTCATCGGTCACCGATTGAGCCAACAGTTCTTCCAAGGTCATGCGTGTCTCCTACCCCGCAGGGGATTGATGCGGCGCGGCCGCAAACGAAAAAGCCCCGCACGGTGGCGAGGCTCTAGAAATGGAAAACCCGGCACATGGCCGGGTCTGGTGTACTGTTCTGGCGGTCTAGGCCAAAACTACATGCTGCCCCTTCATCAGGCAGAAGGCGCACAGAAGCTGCTTTGTGCCGCCCTGTGGCTTGCCGTTCTTTACGATCATGCCGGTCTTGACCTCGACGACGCTCGAACTGCCGCACCTATGGCAGTTGAGCAGGTACGCAGCATCGGGCCGCGCCTTCTTCAGCTTCTCAGCCTTGATGCGCGGCGTTTCGTCTGTAGCGGTGCCGTCGATGACGGTAAATCGGGGCTTTTCAGTCATTGGGCCATCATAGCCCAACTCTCTCGAAAGCAGCAGCATCGCGCTTTCTGAGTTCGTCGAGCGTGTACTCTCGGCCGCGCGAGTCAGCAAATCGATCCACCGTGATCCCGCCGCTTCGGAACAACTTGCCGCGCTCGGCGCCAAGCACTTCGTCTTGAAACGCTGCCGGCTTGCCCTTGAGCCACTGGCCGTAGTTGATATCGCCCGCCACCTGCCCATCCATAGATGCCTGAGTGGATGGCTCGATATCCGACTTGCTGAGCCCGAGCGCCTCCCATGCCGAGGTAAGTACCGGAACAGTTGTGCTCCGGCAGTTGTGGGTTACAATGCCGTTAGCCGCATAAAACCCACGCTCCGTTTCGAGGTTATAGACATGGCCGCTAAATTTGACCCTGCTAACACTGACGATCTCGTCAAGAAATACCTTGCCGGTGAGACCACTAGCAATCTCGCTCGCGAGTACGGCGTCAGCTACAACATCGTCCTCCTTGCCCTCAAAAAGAGCGGCGTCGCCATGCGCGGAAATAAGACAAGCCTTGCCCCCGCCCCCATCATTGAGTCCTTCAGTAACGGAGATCCGGTCTCGACCATCGGCAAGAGATACGGGGTCACACACAAGGTCATCGCTCGCATCCTCTCTCAAAACGGCATCAATCCTTCGAGAACCAAAACAGACTCCATGCTGATCAGCACCAAGATTCATGCAGGCGTTACCGAGGCGGAGATCGTGTCCATGTTCAATGACGGAATCGGAGTTCGAGGCATCCACGAAAGAACTGGCGCCTCGATCAAGGCTGTTCAGGCCATCCTTGCCAGGAGCAAAGTCAGCACCCGCAACAGATCTGAGCAGCAGTTCGCGCGAATGGCCAGAACATCCGAAGCTGAACGCAAGGCGCTGGCATTGGCCGCCAACGAAGCTTCGAGAGGCCGCACCCCGTCCGAGGATTCTCTTTGCCAAATGGCGAAAACTTACGAAGAACGCGGAAACCGAAGGGCATCCAAGCTTGAACTCGAATTTTCGGAAATGCTCGCCAACCGAGGAATTATCACCACGCCGCAAAAGGCTATCGGTCGCTACAATTGCGACCTCGCTGCCTCCCCCGTCGCCGTGGAAATCTTCGGCGGCAAGTGGCACTGGCATGGGCATCATCTTGCTAGATGCGAAGAACGCACTCGTTACATGCTCAATGCTGGCTGGCACGTCCTGATGATCGCTGTTGACGACGGCAGCCCACTCACTGCCGCCGTCGCAGACTACGCTGTCGCCTACATTCAGAATGCCAGACGCAACCCATCCGCTACCCGTGAGTATCGGGTGATTTGGCGTGCTGGTGAGTTCTCGACCGCTGGCTGTCTTGATGACAACCACTTCTCCATCGAACCACCTTTTAAAAGCGCCCGTGATCTTGCTACGGGCCAATACACGACTGTCCCCAGGTAGGCAGTTCCAGTGCCGAGGCGGTCTAGGGCCGCTGCCGACCGGGAACGTTTTACCCGAAAGAGCAGCGCAGCCAACGGTGGTACGCCCGTCGAGGGCGCTGAGCCACTGAACCTCTTTCACGATGTCGGCATTTGCCTCGTATACAGCCTGTCGGGCGTAGTTGGCCGTATGATTTACTGCAGTGCGCACCAATGCCTCAGCGCCGCGCCGGTCGATCTCCATCAGCCCATCGGCATACTTCAGCGCCCTAGTGCCGCGCAGCCGGCGAACCATCTGGCCGATCGTCTCGCCTTCCACGAACCCCATGCGGATTGCGTCGCGGATGCGTATCGCCTTCGCGGTCTCGATGTCCTTCAGCGCCTCCTTCAGCAGCTTGCCCTGGAATGGCCTAGCCATCGCAGCCGCATAGACCTGATTGGGCGAAACCGTGCTCAGAACCAAGGCGTCAGCCACCTTGGCGGGAAGAACGCTCTGTAGGACTCGATGCTGATAGCTCGCCTCATACCCGGCCAGCTCCAACAGCGCCCCATCCAACTCCTCACCAGCAGCGCGGTACGCCTCTGCATTCAGACGCTGTACCTGCACTAGCATCTGATCGAGACGCTGAACGGTGAAGGACTCTGGCGGAAGACGCTCAAGCGCCTCTGTCAGCCGGGCAAACAGATCATCATCCACCCGGTTCAACAACTGCATGAACCGCCGAACGACACCGCCGCCGTAGCGCTGCAGGTAAATCTGATGAGAGATGGCAAGGTCAGCCAGTTTCTCGTTGGCGGTCTGCATCACATACCTCCGAGGCCCGGACCCTGCTCCTGAATCAGCTCAAGCTCAGCCAACCAATCGCGCTCTGGCAGCTTCCCGGTCGAGATGTAGCGCCAGAACGAATCATGGCTAACGATGCCGGCCTGCGCTGCGGTGAGCAGCTGAGCCGCAATCTGCGGATCAGCGCCAGCGGAGGAAAAGTCCGGCTTGACGGCGAACCGTAGGTCACCGCTAGTGGCGATGATCTCAGCCGCATAGCGCAGGCACTGCTCGATAGCCTCTGCGACGGTGATGACGATGGTATAGAGCGTGCTGTGCTGGTCGCTTTGACGCGCCAGTCGCGCTTCTCCGGACTCGGTGCCGCCGAGATCCACAACGCGCGCCCCAGCCTCAAGCGCGGCGTTGCGCTGCTGCTCCATCAGGCGCTCATTGATCGCGCTGCCGGCCCCGCTTGGCTCCAGATAGAACGCATTGCCGCCAGTAGGCAGGCACCACGCAGCGGACGGCCCTGTTACGCGCAGGTCTTGATTTTCATCCAGCCCCACCACAACAGGTTGCGCATGGCAGGTAGCGTGCGCATTGCTGAACAGGTCGGCGCTGAGCTGGTAGCTCTTGAGTGCGGCCTTGGCCATCGTCAGTAGCGGGATTTCGTCAACGTCAGCGGCGTTGTCGGTCGAGCCGGCAATAACCATGGGGATATAGCTGATGGCACCCGCTACGCCGCGAGCAGCCTGCGGCCCTTCAATGGCAGCACCCTTGTCGTCGAACAGCTGGGACACATACGCCCCGTCTTCCAAGCTCAGCACGCGGTAGACGGTATCGGTTTCATGGGCGAACCGATCATCACCCTTGCGGCGATCTTCCTGCAGGACGACCAATGCCAAGTCCTGCCGGCCGCGCTGGTCGCTGAGCCCCCAATTGATGAGACTGAGCGCTGGATATAGCGTGATGTACGGGGCGCCGTCTGAGTCGACGTCCACGAGCAGGCCAGCCCGTCCGAACAGAATCACATCGCGACAGGCGCGCATGAAGAGCTGACGCAGGCCGAAACCATCAGCGGTCGCGTCATCTTCCATCCGAGCGATACCAGCCGGCAGCGTGATCTCAGGCTGCAGGCGGGACACCATGCCGATCATGCTACGCAGCGCGTCCTTTACCCAGTGCGGGTACTGAGCGCGGAGCGTGTAGGCTTCGTACAGGTATGAGTTGGTCGGGTCGTCTTTCTCGGCTTCGACCATGCCGGCAGGTTTCGGCAGATTCGCCGGGTTAGCCTTTACAGCGGATTCGCCTTCTACCGCTTCGGCCATCATCAGCCAGTCGGCCAGGTGTGCCGTGTAGTCTGGATGACGGCTTGATACGGGCATTATGTGAGTCCTCGGATGCGGCGGGTGCCGGCTGTGCGTTTACGTCTGCTCATCGCTACGGCGAAATACCGGAACGCATCTGAACCGTGAGACGACCAATCGTGAAGCGGCTTATCTTTCCAGCAGCCGCGCTTGTCGTCCCACTCCTTGCGGTAGTTTTCGAGGCAGGCGATGCCCTCTTCACACTTCGAGTCATCGAAGGCGCAGCGGGGCAGGATCTCGCGCACGTGATCAATGCCATCGTCGACGCCCAGCTTCGGCACAACCTGGAAGCGGATGCTGTAGCGCTGGCCGTCGATCTCGTAGCCTTCCTTGGCCAGTTCTCGGCGGGTCTTTCCATCGCTGCCGAACTCGCGGTTATCGATGTCGTGCGGCCCCCAGTGGTCGCCATACGTGTAGCCGCGATCCTTTAGCACCTTCATGTAGTGCCGCAGGCCTTCGCCGCTGTTCTCGTAGTAGTCGACAACGTGGAACTCTTCGCCGACGAACCGAACGAACCAGATGGCCGTCGAGTCGCCGACGCCGATATCCCAGAAGGTATGCACCGGCTGATGGCTGTTGTCTGGTAGCACGCCGATCCGCTGCTGTGCGTACAGCTTGGCGAACTGCTTGGCGTAGTAGGCGCCCTCGATGCTCTGCTGGAATGCCTCGGCAGGGATCGACGGGTATTCCCGCTTCATGTCGTCGCCTAGGGTCTTCTCCTTGGCGGCGTACCAGGCTCGCTGGCCTTCGTTCGTTTTGACGCCGTGCTTTGCCTCAAGCTCAGTGAAATAGTCCGTCAGTCGCTGCGGGATTACCGTTCCGGCCGGGTCTAGCCAGTAGTCGGCATTCTTCCACCAGCTGAAGAAGAAGAACTTCCAGTCCAGCTTGCCGAGCGGCACGCCTGACAGCTGCTGCTTCTCTGCCGCCTGGCTGTAGTCGAAGAAGTAGCCCGCCCGCCCCTCTGCCGTCGATTCGATGGTGACGAAGCAGTCAGTAGCCACCGCCTCGAACGCACCGGTGACGATCTCGCGCGCCTTGTGCGGAAACTTGGCGCAGATCTTCCCGAACTCGGAGACGTGCAGGTAACGCAGCGTGCCGCCTCGGAATGATGTGCTCACATAGAGCGAGCCACCCTTGGCGAACACCAGCTCACCAGCGGCATCGTTGCGCGCCGGGTTGGCCGCCTTGATCTCTGCCGGCAGGTTGTCGTAGGCGTACTTGACCTTCTCGCGAAACAGGCGCTTTGCGTCGTTCAGCGTGTGAGCGATCAGCGCGCACTTGGCTGACTCGAACAGTGCCGCGTCGAGCTGGATGATGCACTGCTCAGTCGTGAAGCCGAGCTGGCGGGCCTTCAGGATGATGTTTCGAGTGTGAAGGCCTTCGAAGTACTCCAGCTGCTCCGCTGTCATGCGGAAGCGAACCTTCTTGCCCTGCTTGTCGGTGATGAAGTAGAGCGAATTAAGCCGAAACAGTTTGTCCCGGAGCTTTGCAATGTGCTCCGGTCTCATCTGTCATGCCTCAGTCGATAGCTCGTCCATCAGTGCGGCCAGATCGCTGACCGTCTTATCGCCTTCCTCGGTGTCGAGGTTATAGGCCTGACGCTCGCCCTTGATGACCTTAAGCTGAGCGTCGACGCCAGCGTTCAGGGATCGGGCAAACTTGTCATGGTTGTCTTCTGTCACGTCCATCTCGGCCAGGGCAACGCACAGCTTGTTGGCTATGCTGCGCCACTGAGCCAGACCGGCGCGGTGAGCGAGTACGACAGAGGCAGCCGCATCGGACGCCTCTTCGATGATCTCGGCATCAGTTCGCGACGGTTCGTGCGAACCATCAGCGCGAACCTCTGCGCGAACCAGCTTGCTCTTTGTGGTCTGGCGAACCTGTTCAGTCAGGTCGCGCTGCCATCCGTGCTTCTTGGCCCTGCTGCGGATAGCGGTGTCACTGATGCCGTGTTGATCGGCAATCGTGCGGATGGACAGCGACCCGGCACGGAACGCCGATTCGATGGCCTCCCAGTCGGGTTGCTTTGACATGTGAACTCCAATTACTCGGTTACTGCTTGCATCCACTCCTCCACGATCCGCTGCAACACGGGCTCGGTCAGGATGCTGGATGGCTGCCTTCCGGCTATTACGTCACGAAGGAGGCTGTGCGGTATCTGGTGCACTGCATCAGAGGCATCGATGATGACGTGCGGCTGCCTGCCGGATAGATCGACGACGTTTTGCATGGGCGCGCTCTCGGTTTACTGCCTTCCACGCCTCCATCCCCACCATCAGGCATACGCATGCTGTGAGGTAGAGGATGATCAGGATGGCGAGGGGGCGTTTCATGCGCTCGCCTTCTTCTCCCCGAACCGGATAGCCAGCTCGCGGAGCTTTTCAGTACCAACGAAGCCGCAGCAGCCGCCGACGAAGGTGGCCATTGACTGAGGCAGGCCGAAGTACTCAACCAGCGGCACGAGGGCCAAGGTGAGCAGGCCGCACAGCAGCCCCTCCAGGATCATCTGGCGCTTACTGCCGCCCCCGTAGATCACGCGAACGACTGCGATCGTCACGGACAGCGCAAAGGCGTACAGGGATGGAGCAATGGCGTGCAGCCATGCGAGGACCGCAGCCCACACTTCGGGACTTTTCTCGGGCATCTTGGGCATCTCGGTTATCCCGCATGGGGCAGTTGATAGGTCCGGCCTCACATACCGTCGCTATCCGCCAGGGAGCTAGGAAGCAGTAAGAGGTAGGGGCCGGAAATTGTTGGGCGCATGGTGGCGAGCCATTCAAACGGCCTTTAGCGCCCGAAACTGAGGCACAAAAAAGCCCGACTCATTGGCCGGGCTCTTCTGAAGCGGTAAAACCGCAATTTGTGCCAGATTGCCAGTTTCGTGTTAACACGTCAATAGGCACGACATGTAAATTAAGCTGCCATTCGTCGATCCAACTCAGCCTGCACATACCACTGCCCAGCTATCAGCAGTTCACGCACCTGGTGGCGGTTCAATGCCATCTCCCGGCCGATCTGCTGCATGGTCTTCTTGTCGGCGTAGTAGAAGTGCAGGCAGTCCGATGCGCGAGGATGACCACGCTTCAGCCTGGCAACGATGGCCGATACGGTTTCGGCGTCTTCATCCGTGATATGGGCATCCGGGGCATGGGTCGACGGCACGTTGTCACGCATCACGGCCAGCATCGGAGAGACGTACCGGGGAACGCCGGTCTTCTGCCATACCCAGATGCCCCATTGGGTCAAAAGCTCTTCGGCGGATTTCATCAGAACAACCTCCCCAGTGATGCGGCGAATTCGTAAGGGTCTTTAGCGCTCTTGCGCAGATTGCAAGGCGGGCAAGCGATAACCAGATTGTCGACCTCGTGCGGGCCTCCTTTGGAGAGAGGAACATAATGATCAACGTGGAAGCGGCCCTCGCATTTGGATCCGCACCAGTAGCAAGCCTTCTTCTGCGACTGAGTCCAGGCATGAAGCTCGGCGGTCGATATCCCATCCGCCTCTTTGGCTCGGCGCTTTGCACTGTAATTGCGGATGATGGCCTTGCGCTTCTCGGGGTTGCGCTCCCTCCAGCGCTTAGCCTGCTCGACGCGCTGCTCCCTGTTGTTTTCGTTGTAGATGCGGCTTCGGGCGAGAATTCGCTCTAGGTTTTCGCGGTAGTAAATGGCGTCGTACCGCTTCTTCTCGTCTGAGGATGATTGAGCGGCTAAGCACTGCATGCAGGTTCCGGTCGTGGTGTAGCGCTCCCCAACATGGCCTTCCGGGCAGGGCTTCGGACTATAATAAGTCCTTGCGCCGCTAGCGATGGCTGCCTGCCTTGCTGCGCCTGCTTCGTGCCAGATGCGAGCGCTCTCTTGGCGCTCCAGCCTTCTCCGTGCGCGCTTCTGCGCCTCTACCTTTCTCGCGGCGACCGCATCGGGATCCTGCTTGCGGCGGAAGCGCTCAGCACACGCCAGGCGGTTGCACTCAGCGCACTTGCCATCTCGAGCGAATCGAACAGGTTCATGGCCGTGACTACAGGGAAAGATTGATCGGTAGGTGGTTTCCTTGGCCTCGCTAGCGGCTTCACGAAGGCTTCGCTCTATCGCTCGCGCCTCTCGCCTCTGCTTCAAGGCTGGGTCCGCCGCATCTCGACGCGCCTGCTTCTTCTGGTTAAGCGACGGATCCGAATCCCTGCGAACCTTCTGGTAAGCGAGATTAGCCTCGCGATCCGCCCAATAACGGCTGGCGGACTTAACGCGCTGACACTCACAGCACGCGCCATTGATCGTGGCCCTGCTGGCGATATGACCGGCAGGGCAAGGCTTACCAGTGAAATAGGATTTGCAGCCAGCTTCCTTAGCCTCTTTTCGGCTGGAAGGAAGGTTCGCGTCGCCTTGATCTTTGTTAGAATTCAAATCAGCCATTTGCCGCTCCCATATAGCGTGTAATGGTTAGGGCCGGCAGGGTGTTCCCGCACTCTGCTGGCCCGCTTAATTCTACCAAATTAATCAAGCACATAACATTTCCGGCACAACTTCGTTAACTGCTACTCGCCCATATTCCTTGTGGTAGGTAATACCTATTGCGCGGCGATTAGAGGCATAGCCAAGTCTGGCCGCATATGATCCGGTCGCAGTCAGCGTCGGATGCCTGCGAACTATCATTCCGTTATGCGTAGCGACCTCTTCCTTGTGGTAGTGGCCGGTGTGCGCCTCTCTGTGCTTTGTGCAGCCCCAAATCTCGGGGAAGTTCGCCGCGAAGATGCCCGGCAGGTCCGAATTGCGCGCCTTGTGGCCGTGATGAAAGCCGAGCATCGTCTTGCCGTGCTGGTAGACGTAATACGGCGTCTCGCTCATGTTCACTTTCAATCTCGGCTCGTTTTCATATAGAGCCTCGAACATATGGCGCAACCACAGCGATCCGGCCAAGTCATGGTTGCCCTCTGCAATTACCGGATGGACTTCCTCGTGCTTTGCCAGCGCCATATCAATAATGCTGCTTAGAACTTTGATACTAACCCGCACCAACTCTGCATATATGCCAGAGACGTTGAGCGGGTGCCGATTGGTTGGCGTTACTGGCTCCAGTCCGTCAAACGTCAGGAAGTCGCCTAGCTGGTTGATGACGCAATATCTCGCCTTGGCCGATGCGTTGATCATTGCGGCAAAGCAGCCGACAAGCACGCGCTCGGCTTCTTCGAGGTTCCAGTCGGCGCCACCCTGGATGGCAGTCGCGTATTCCCCGATGTGACAGTCCGTCAGGGTGTACAGGTTGCACAGCGCGTCGTCGGTGTGGACAGGCCTGCCCATTGGCGCCAAGCGGTCTATCTGCTCGCCCATTGCTGCGGCTGCGGCGCGCATCAGCTCTAGCTGGCGTTCGTGATCAATACTCGTCTTCACCCACTGGATGACCGCCTCGCCGTCCTTGTACAGCGTCGAGGTGCCTTTGAGGTGAAAGCCATCCGGCACGGTCTTGGTCATGTCGTGCTCCGGGCTCCACCCTTGGCGAGCCAGGCGCGCCTTGTGGGTGTAGACGTTGCGCTCGTGCATCCCTAGGATCTGAGCGGCCTCAGCCACTGTCCGGCCATCCAGTGCAGCCCTGATCTCGTCGTCTGTCGCTTTGCGTGCGGCCATCAGGCTGCCTCCCCGTCTATCTCTGAAATGGTCACCTCGACGCACCCTAGGGCCTTGATAGGGCCTCTTTTGATGGTCAGATGGTCGATCTGGCTGTAGCTCATTGCTCCCACCCTGGGACGATGGCCGCCACCTTCCTTTTCAGCGCCGCATATCCTTTGGAGTCGATTACGATCAGCTTCACGGTCGGGTGATACTTCGCCATGCGCTTGATCTTTGTTTTGCTGCGGTCATCCATCCACCCCTTGACCTCGTGATATGACTCGCTGCCATCGGCGTCCTTTACCCAGAAATCCGGCAGATAGCTGACGCACCCGCGCTTGATTCCCTCAAACCAAAACGTCTTTGGCTCGTGCGACCAATCTGCGATCTCGCCAATCGTTTTGAGCCATTCCAGGTAGTAGGCGTAATTTGCCTCCCACTTCGATCGGTAGTACTTGCGCTTGCCACCGATCTCGCGCCACTCCGCCTTCCAGCTCGCCTTCGGACGCGGATTGGCCACTGTTCCGTTCGCGCTCTTGGTGGCCATCGTCTTCTTCACCTGATCAGCCACCTGATCTGGCGTGAGCCCGGCCCATCTGGCTCTCGACTTACCGCCGATCAGTGAGAGGGTTTCTGCACTGTGCTTTACGCCAGCCATTCCACGAGGATGTGAGTTGCACTGGATCCATTTCGAAATCCGTTCGCCGTTCGCCTTCTTGACTTCTTCAGTCAGCAGCTTCCCCTCGGCATGTAGCTGCTTCATCACGGCGGATTGAGCTGGGCGCTTTCTGCCTGTCAGCTTCTGGGCGTGGCGCTCTTGCTTAGCCTTCCACGCCTCACTCACTCCGTTAGCGCGAAGACCCATCCTGCTCGCCTTGCTGCGAATCTGGCTGGCGGTCAGGCCCATAGCCTCAGCGCACCAGTCACGCCCTTGCTTCGGGTAGTGCTCAACAAGGAACGCAATACGCTCCTCGGTCCAAGTCCCTGCTGTCATCTACTCCCCCTCGCCTTCGCTTCCAGCGCAGCGCGCACCATCTTGCGCAGCAGCGGGCTCATCCTCGACAGCTCGGCCGATACCCACTGGCGCCACTTCGGCAGACCCATTGGCTTGCAGCGCTCCCGCATCTTGTCCGCGATTACGAGAGCAAGCTGCTCCGCATTGGCCTTGGCAGTCAGGCCTTCCGCTGACAAACAGTTCTTCGCCGCAGAGGATCTGGTCATACGCCGCCCCATCGTTTCCGTTCTGTCCAATCACATCGATGCGCGAGATCTTCATGCCAGCTCCGCCTTCTCGGCATCGGTGCGATAGTCGATGGTGTTCTGCTGGCCGAATGCAGCGGCCCGAATAGCGCCATCCGTCCACCCGGCATCCTCGTCGATCATCTGCAGTCGGCGTGCGGCGCTATCGGCAATGTCCTGCCAGTCGCGGCGCAGGTCTTTGTGGCCGCGCTTTCCGGTGGCGAACGCCTTCTTGAAAACGTGCTGAGCCACAGGACAAGTGATGCCGATCAATTCGATCAGGAGGTACACGTCCACGCGGTCATAGGCGGAAACGTCGATGAAGTAGTGTTCGTGGCTCATGCCTGCTGCTCCTTGAAAGCCGATGCAACAATGAGCATCGAAAGAACCAGGCTGAATGCGGCCAGCACCGGGTGTCCGGAGAAGATCAATGCCGATATCTGCACAACCGATAGAAAGCCGCTCCACCACACGCGGTCGCGAATCGTCTCGGCGGCCTCTCCCTTCACGCCCACACAGAGCAGGGCCAGCCAGCCCAGCGAGACGAATACCAGCAGGACGTAGAACGCAAAGTCTTGCAGCGCCCCGGAGCCAAAGACGAGCGCCGCGCTGAGGCCGACAGACAGCAGGTCGGCAAATACGTGTTTCGGTTTGATGGTCATTGCGGCTTCCTCGTTGCTCTGTTGTTTGCGATCAGGGGTATCTGGCCGGGCTTTAGCGGCCATGGGTGTTCCTTGCGGCAGTCGTGGCAGTACAGGGTCTGCCGGCTGCTGAAGGCCGTTGTCTTGTGGGTGGCGTCTATGGGGCATGGGACTTTCATGCGGCGACCACTCCCTCACGAACCAGGATGTCGATCGTCCGCATAACGCCCTCAGCGTGAGCCAGGCGGATGTCTTCACGGGTCCAGCCTTCCGGCGCCTTGATCCGGCCATCACATACGCCGTGGCAGTAGTCGCAGCACCATGCGCCCTGAAGGTTGTTCGGCTTGATGCCTACGCCGCAGGTACCGGCCAGGCGGTAATGCGCGAGAACGGTCGTTTCGGTGTTGTTCGGGCAGCCGGGCAAGCGAACCTGGCAATCGCGACCGCGGGCGGCCTTGGTGAGCTTGGTTTGCTTGGTCATGCTGCAGCCTCCCCGAGCAGATCACCGAAGAACACGCCGCGCCCGGTGAACTCGGACACGATGCGGTCGGTGTACTCGATGCCCTGCTTTCGGTTGAACAGGCGAGTTACGGCCAGCCCCTCCGGCCCGGCGACGGGATGCGCGCCCATCAGTGCCAGCTTGTCTTCGTAGCTCCAGTGCAGGAAAAGGCGATCCCAGGTTTCCCGGTAGTCAGCGCAGTCACGGAGCAGGATGCGAACGCCGACGTGGAGCTTGCAGTAGCTGCGGGCATCCTCTACGTCGCCGATGTTGGTCATCTGTGCGATGCGCTCGTACAGGGCGAACCAGAGAGCGTTCTGGTCAAGCGTCCGGTCCTTGCCTTCGCGGAAGCTGACCACGACGTACTTCTTCTCGCGGTACATGGCGGTCAGCTTGTGGATGGCTTCGGAGAGGCGCGTGGCGCTGTTTACTGCGATGCGGTTAGCCATGACGGCGCGCCTCCCACAGATGCAGCTGCCGGCGCAGGTGCGGTGCATTGGCCTCGAACACGGCGCGGGCAAATCCCTTAGGCGTGGCACTGCGGAAGTTGGCGCGATCGGGCCCTGGCGCTGCGTAGTGAATCCGCGAATCAGGCTCGCCCAAGGAAAAATCACGATCTTCGTCTGGCATGACGAATCCACCGCCAGCCCAAAGACAGGTCAGCTTCACGTAGTTGTCATCCGCGCAAAGCTTGGTGAACTGGTACGGGTGGAACGTGTGGCCAGGCGCTCCAAAGATCGTGCTGAATACGCTCCGCGGATTCTCGAAGAACCAGGGCGCCCCGCTGATCTGGCCAATCATTCGGCACTGCTCAGCAACGAGAGCGGCTTTCGCCTGGAAGTGCTTGTCTTCTGCTGCCTTGGCAGCGAACCAGCGAGCGCCGGAGATCGCTACGTCAGTGCATGGCGGGAAGCCGGCCACGAACACGACGCGCCGACCGCGGATGATCTCGCCAAGGCGGCAGGCGGCCTCCAGAACGGTGCAGGGCAGCCGCTCAATGCGTCCGTCGTTGCTGTACTTGCCGTGCTGCGGGTCAACCAGCACCGCGTCATAGCCTGCCTCAACCCACGGCTTGACCATGGCGCCGGTCAGATCGCAGAGGGAGATGATTACGCCGTTCATGCGCGACGCTCCCGCTTGTCGTGGTCGTCCTGGCAGGGCTTGCAGCGCACGGCGTTCTTGACGGCATGTAGCCGGCGCGGGTCGATGTCCTCGCCGCAATCCAGGCAGTCCGGCCGGCTTTCGCCAGTCATGCGCGACAGCACCAGCGCCACGCCACCGATACGATCCGCTTCCTCTAGGCCAGAGGCGCGGTCTGTTACATCGGGAGCTGTGCGGACTTGTTCCAGGGCTTCGGCCATCTCTGCAAAATCACTCATCGCTTCGCCCCCAAAGCGCGCTTCTGCGAGCCGTCCATCTGCACAAGTCGGTAGTCGTTGCCGCGCTTCATGCGGACGACGGTGTTTTCTTCCTGATCCACTGCGAAGCCATCGGCCTTGAGCTGGTCGACGATTACTCGCTGGGGAAGGGTCATTGAGCGGGAGCGGTTCATGCCTTGGCCTCCAGTTCCTTGAGGGCCTTTAGCTGGGCAGCGCGCTTCGCCTCGAAACGCTCCTGCATCGCCTTGATTTCAGCGAGGCGGGCTTTCTCTTTTGCGGCCTGGCTCTCTTCAACGGCCTCTTTCACCAGTCGCAACTTGGCGCGGACTTCAGGGGTCGGCATGGCGACGCGACCAGTAATCAGGCCGGCAATCGCTGCGCCGTTCTGGGTGACAGGCTCGTGGGTCAGCTGTGCGCGGTATTCCTGAACTACCGGAGCAGGCAAACGACCAAGGCGGCCGGCCTCTTCCACTGCCATCAGGCGGCGCTGCTGATCGAAGCCGGGAGACAGGGACCACTTCACCGGACGGTTCTCGCGGCGCGCGGTGTCGACTAGGCGCTGATAGGCAGACAGGAAGGACATGCGCGCCCCTACCTTGTCGCCAGCGTCGAGAATGGCGCGGGCGGCACCGAGAGCCAGCTGGATCTCGTCAGTCAGGACAACGCTGTCGAACTCATCCGAAGCGGCGATGGCCAGCGACCAGGCCTCGTTCGGATCGGGACGGCCATCGGCGGCCTGTACACGCTGAAGGATCGCGGCGAGGGTCAGCTTGCCGGTCAGTTCGCGGCGACAGGCTTGCAGCGCGGCGCGAATGTCTTCTGCTGGGTAGTCGGCCAGGTCTTCCGCAATCATCTTTGCGGCGCAGGGGCTAATGGTTTGGCCAAGCGTCTCGGCGGTGGCACACACGGCGCCCGCTAGCGCGGCCAGTTGATCAGAGGAAAGCATTGATCGCCTCCTTATCCATAATGAGGCGCGCGGCCTCTTGGGCTGCGTTCACGTTCGCTTGGGTGTCTTCCATCTGGCGCGCAGTGCGGCCGTTCATTTGGCGGCCGGTCTGCCATTGGGTGTGGAAGGCTTCGCACTTGGCGAGCAGGTGATTCAGGCTGTGGCAGTCGTTGATCAGGCGTGCGTCGTTAACGGTGACGTAGAACGCTGCAACGCTGTGCGCAACGTCGATACCTAGACGGTCGATCAGCTGGCTGATCTGGCCGCCGACTTTCGCATTCCATACCGGCCAGGCTGAATAGCGCTTGCGGTAGGCCATCGCGTAGTTGGCCCATGTCTTGAAGGTTTTGCAGCCCTGATCCTTAGGCCCCGGCATATCAGCCGGGATCTCTACGCGCGGCGCCTCGAATGGAATCACCACTGCCCCGGCAGCGCTTGTCGCAGCCGGCAGGTTTTTCAGGTTCTCTTCCTGTTTAACTTCCTGTTTAGAAGATTCCTGTTTTATAGCTCCCTGTGACCCTACCCCCTCGGTTCCCTCTGACCCTAGGTTGGGTCTGTCTGACCCTACCTCAGGTCTGTGTGACCCTACCTCAGCGTCATCTACAGGGGGGATAGCTCTGTCTGACCCTACCCGGTTAAGGTGCAGTCGATACTGATTCGGCTGCTTGGCGCCGTTCTTCGTGCGCGCCTCAACTGACAGATATCCATCGTCTACCAACTGCTTAACCGCACGCTTCACAGTCGCAACGCTCATGCCGCAGTCTTCTGCAATACGGCTATGCGAGGGGTCACAGCGCCCCGTGTCGTGGTTGGTGCGGTTCGCCAGCATCAGCAGGACGAACTTCTCTTTCATTGGCAGCTTCTGGCCAACTGCCCAGGCCATAGCTTGGAAGCTCATGCGGCCTCCTCAAGATCCAATTCGGCGGCAATGCGCCCAATGGCATCCATGAATGGCAGCGTTGCGTAAAGGCGGTCAGCAATGCCCGGCTGAGAAAGGTCAACGTCCTCAAGGAACTTGTCCGCCAGCTGGTTAGGCGTAAGGCCCTCACTGGAAGCGAAGCGAGCAAGCACATCCATCGCGTTGATGATGCGCAGGACGTGTTCCGCTATGTCGGGTCGGGCTAGCTCAGAAGAGCGCGCCTTGGCCCCCTTTGAGGCCCTCTGGATCGACTTTTTGTCGCCAGCAGCGATGACGGCCTGCTCTTCCTTGGGAAGTGACAGAAGTGAGGCGGCAGCAGATACCGAAGCACGTCCCTCATCCATCGCCTGCACAAGTTCAGGCGCTGCCTCTTCAATCACCTTCTTGGCAGAGGCGACACTGCGCGTGCTGACATTCAGGAGTTTTGCGGCGTCAGATTGGGATACAGCAGGGGTCTGCAAATTTGCAGAGGGCACATGCTGGTTTCCAGCGAATTGGCCTGGCTCAATATTCGCCAACTTGGCAGCTACGGTGGCGCGCTGCGATTCGGTCAGGTGGCGACGGTGCAAGTTCAGGCTGACAACAAAACTAACTGGGTCGTCGCCTTCGTACTCGCGCACCTCAAACTCGACGCCCTGAGAGCTGGCGGCACGGTATCGGTTACGCCCGTCGAGAATCTGTCCTTGGTACAGCCAGATTGGCTCGCGCACGCCATTCTTCAAAACGTCCGCGCGCAGCTCGTTGTAGGCGTGACCTTCGATCAGCGGAAAGATGTTTGCGAGAGGATGGAACATGTAGTTCATACGGCCCCCTTGATCGCGGACTGAACAAGGAGGTCAACGCCGGTGCGAGCCATGCGGTCAGCGGCGTCCAGCTCTTCAAGAGGGATGCCCTCCATAAAAGGTGCGCGCGATCCAGCCGCCACATATCGGATCAGCTCATGAACCATCGCGTGATGCGTTGGGCATAGCCAGGCGTGGCTCTGCGCCGGCACTTCAATGCCCAGGTCGTACTGCTCGGCTAGGGGCGCCAGGTGGTGCGCCTCGCAGAGAGATGAATACTTGCCGCAAATCTCACAAGGCTGCTTTCCGCCAGGGAAGAAATTCATTCGCGCATCGGCGATCCATTTTTTCTTCTTGGCCCGCATGGCTTCTTGATGCGCACGAATCTCGCGCTCAGCCTGTATGCCGATGGCAACGCGCGCTGATATAGGCAGGTTCTCGGCCTTCATCGCCAGGCTAATCCGGCATTGAATGATGTTGTCGCTCATGCTGAATAGAGGAGCGGTTTCCCGCCCCTCCCCTATAGTTAGATGAAGGTCGGGAACGCTTCGCCCTGGCGAACGGCGGTGTTGCTGAAATAACGGATCGGCTTGCCGCGCTGTTCGGCATTCCAGATTTTGAGCATGCGCCAGATGATTTCAGGGCGGCCAAGCTGGCGGCGGTTCAGCTTCGAGGTGAAGCACAGGTTCCGCAGATGCAGCAGGTTGTCATCGGCGCCTTCAACCGTGCCGACCATAAAGCGCTCTAGGAAACGCTCAGCGCTTTGCTGGTTACGGCGACTGGCATAGAAGTGAAAGAACGCAGCAATCGAACGCGGAACTGGAGACTGATGCGGCAGTGCTTGCGCGTAGATGGCGCTTTCGATCAGTGATGGGTTGGCGGTAACAAACTCCAGAACATCCGTCTTGTCTGCCTTTCCGTGGAACCCATGCTGCTCGCGCTCATAGTCAATGACCCAGCCGCACGCGGAAGCGAGAACCTTGCAGGTTTCAACCGGCAGGCCAAGCTCAATAAAGAGAATGTCTGACTTCTGGCGCGACTTGCCGCTGTCGATGACGTTGAATATCTCGTCGTCAAGATCGCGCATAACCACGCATTGGACGGTGCTCCCTGAGTTCAGGATTGCCTGCAAGCGATGCTGGCCGTCGATCAGCTTTCCAGTCTTGGAGAAGCGGATAGGGTCGCCGGTCATCTTCCATTTACCCTCGCGGATAGCGCGCTCAAGCTTGGCAACATGGGCCTGACTGGCCGGGCGATTGCCAATGTTCAAGTTCAGCCACTGCCGGGCTTGCTCAGGGGAAATGTCCACAACCGACACGGCTGGGATGGTGTTGCTCTTGAAAAGGTCTATAGCTACAATGGTCATGTTGTTTATCTCGTTTCGTTGGTTGAAGAACCCACCCTGTCCGGTGGGTTTTTTATTGCCTTGGTTTTTTCAAGCCCCCTAAGAGGCCCTCGGACGAACCCTATTCAGGGTCTTGCTCAGCCCCTCCCGGAGCCCCTATTCAGGGGCACCAGATGAAGAACGGGAGCTTTGTGCCGGCCAACTGCGGAGGTCGCGCCATTGGCAACCCCCACAATTGCTATCTCATTGATGGCCTGCTCAAAACTCCAGCCCCTGGCATTCATAAGTGCGGTGATCTTTTCCCTAGCCTCTGCGGGCAGGTTTTCTCTTTGAAAATGCATTCGGCCCTCCATAGGGGCTTCAGCCCGCGATATTCTCTTCCCGGTCCTGCATCAGCTCCTCGATAGCTCCATTGGCTATGGCCCAGTCGATTACTTCGTACAGATAGGTCGCGTACTGGCGTCTGGACTTGTCGGCTGCTTTGCGCAGGATTCGGTCAAGAACAGGCTCAAACCGAACCTTGACGGGGATAGAACGTTTCTGGCTTGGGTCCATGTACATGGCAATTTCCTTCTGCTGCGACGGAGTTGTTAGGCGGCCTTACGACTACGCTTGGTCTTGGTGAGGATTTCCACGAGATCGGGACGCATGCCTTCAAGGGTCAGCGCGCCTTTGCTTGCCTTGTTGAGGCGGGCGGCTAACTCAAGAGAAGCCTTGCGGTGACCGCCGGCCAGCTGCCAGAGATAGCCAACAGATGTGGACGCCGCTTCAGCGAGCTTCTTTCGCTCGTTGTCGCAGTGGCTGTTGAGCCATTCGCTGATCTGGGTCGACATAGGGAGACTCCTGTGAATACAGGAGCTAATTTAGCGGTTTGATAACGCTAGAGCAAGGGGAGCGTTAGCGTATTGTTTATTCTTAATTTAACGGATAGCTGCAAGACTACGTCTCCGGTAAATTCGGTTGCCGGTGACAAGGGTCTGTGCATGGATATCAACGACATTCGGCGCATTAATTTGCTCGCGCTCCTAAAGGGGCGGACTAAGCGCGCTTGCGCCGAAATATGGGGAACGTCGCCGTCTTACATCAGCCAGGTGCTGTCAGACAAAACGCCCCGCCAGCTTGGCGACGAGATGGCTAGGCGGATTGAGCTTGCTGAATTGCTGCCGCGAGGTTGGTTCGACCAGATACACGGTTCGGACAGTAATCTGACGTCAATCGACGGACGGAGTAGCGGCGAGCTAAACAATGTCCTCGATTTCCCGATATCCTCTCCAGGCGACAACGAGCTGCACGTGCTAGGCGAGATATCTCCCTGGGGCAGCGATACGCCTCTGGAGGGTGACGACGTGGCAGTACCGCTTTACAAAGAGGTTGAGCTGGCGGCCGGAGACGGCAGCTGTGATGCTCCAGAAATAACCGGGAAGGTAATTCGGCTGTCGCGCTCTACGCTGCGCGCTGCGGGGGTCGAGCCGGAAAACGCTATAGCCGCACAGGTTTCAGGCTATAGCATGGCACGGCTCATTCTAGACGGCGCCACGATAGGTATTGACGTAGGAACGAAGGAAGTCTTCGACGGCTCAATCTATGCGCTAAGACATGACGGCCTGCTGCGAGTTAAGTACCTGTACCGCATCCCCGGCGGCGGACTCCGCCTGCGCTCCGAGAACTCAGAGGAGTACCCGGACGAGTTCTATACTGCCGAAGAGGTAGCCGAGTCCATCACGATTATCGGCTTTGTCTTCTGGTGGTCTACGATCCGGCCAGTGCGGCGCCGCAACGAGCCTCTATAGCCTCACTCTCGACGCGCACTCCTGTCATCTACTCCCGCCCCCTTGTAATCCAACAAATACTCTGCGAGTTCATCGCGGAGTATTTGTCGTGCTTGGTCGGTTCCGAACTCCTCGACTAGCAGCCTTACGGCAACCCTCCCAAGCTCTACAGCGCCGCCTACCGGCACGCTAAAGCGCTCCTCTCGCACCGCCCCGTCTATCTGCCCCCGCACCGTTACTCCTGCCATACGTGCCTCCTGTCGGAATCTGCGTGTTTTGCGCTTTCCATCAGCGCCGCCCTTGTGACCGCGCCCTGCCATTAATTATCCGTCCTGCTAAATGTTTTTGGAATATTTAACAGAATGCTATTGACGGACATTTATCATCCCGCTAAATTTACACCCATCGAAGCGAGACACGCTTCAGGGCCTCGAAAGGGGCCTCGGGTGAATCCCCGGAAACTCTTTAAGAATTCAGGATCAGCGCGGCGGGGTCTGCTTCGGCATACAGCGCGCTCTACAAATTCCCCGCCCCATGCCAGCTCTGGAACTGGCCGTGGCTCCACATGCAGCCACGCGAAGTTGCGCAACCGCCTCCCTGGAATACGCCAGTAGCTGACCAGGGCCTGAGACGACTCGGCATAGCGCGCAACGGAGAACGGAGCATTCACTTCTGGCCATTCGCAAGGGTGGCCAGCGGGAAGACAACCGAACGCCGATACGCCGCTCAGCGACTGGATGAGGCGCAGTGGGCGGCTTAACACAACGGAGGTAATCAGGATGAGCAATCCAGTTTGGCCGGATCACTTCCGGTACATCGACGCGATCGGGCCTGAAGGGGTTTCGATCATCTGCAAGCGATACGTAGTGATTCGTGAAACCGAGCACTGCTACTGGCTGGTCGTTCCGAGCTACGTCTTTATCGCAAAAGCCAGCCTCGAGCGTGGCGTGATCCCCAAGTATGCCAAGCGCGTGTTGAAGGTGTCGGGCCGGCGCTTTGCGTATCCCGAGAAAGAGAGGGCGCTTGAGTCCTACAAGGCAAGGAAGCGCTGGCAGCTAAGCCACGCCAAGCTGGCCACCGAAAGGGCTATGGCTGCTCTGGACGAGATCAAGGAGCTGTCAGAAATCGAAGACCTTCGAGTCTGCGCTGGCGGCGAGTACATCAAGAATCTCGGCTGGGAAGCCGCCTAACCCCACCCCCGCAGCTTGGCGACAGGCTGCAGCGGGCACCCATCAGCACATAGGAGGATGAGATGAGCTACTACACGGTGGTTTTTCACGTCGAGGACGATCAGAAGTTTCGCATGATGCTGAGCCCGCTGCTGGAGAGCATGGCTAGCGGAGAGCCGCACATGGGCGCAGTGGTAACCGGAGCCGGCATAGGCGACAGCATGACCCGCGAAGAGCAGCTAGCTGCTCTGCTGGACGAACACGACATCGACTACAGCGACATAGCGCCATGCTAACCGGCCCCGAAGTCCTGATCCTCTGCCCCATCCTCGCAGCGCTGTACATGTGGGATTGGTGGCAGCGCAACAAACCATCCTGACCCAGCCAGGCCAGACCCCCAGGTCTGCGATAACCGTACGGCGCCCGGTGCTGGTAGCGCCACGAACTCAGCCACGGAGACCAGCATGGGCAGCATCCACGACGCAGTAAAAGACGACGACGTATCGGGCGTGATTATCGGCGGCGATTACCTGATCGGCATCCTGACGTATCAGGGCCGGCGTCAAGGTCGGCAGCTGTACGCCGCGAACGAAGGCGAGCTGGCGGAAAAGGCGTTCCATCTCAAGCGCGAGATTCTGGCCGAATGCGGCGACGCGGCTCACCTGATCTACGAAACAGACGAGTGGCGTCTAAAGATCCTCTCGTAGCACATACCAGCCGGAGCCGATCCGGCGTCACGGAAGACAGCTCCTGCCGCGCGCCTGCCGGGGAATCGGTAGCAGGCATTCATTCCCCCGCCCATCCGGGCAACCGAGGTATCCACCATGAAGCACTACGGACCCATAGGGCGCCGCGAACAGCCGTGCCCGGATGACAGCGTTTCCGAGGCAGATCAGGTTCTGGCCGCGCTCGACAGCCTCCACGAACCAACCATGCAGGCCTACGCCGAGTTCTGCGAGGACAAGATCGAAGTGCCGGCAGGCTTGGCCAAGGCGCTGATCCTGTCCATCTGCTCCGGCAAGTGGGACGCCCTGCGCAGCCGCATCGGCTACTCGAACGAATGGCTAGACGAAGCGCTGAACGAGATCGTCTGGAGCATCGACAAGCAGCAAGCGGCCTTCATCGAACACCACGCGGCGCAGTTGCGCAACAAGGCAGAGCAGATCAAGCAGGAGGCGGCATGAGCAAGGAAGTAGTGCGTTATCTAGTGAAGGCCGGGAGCGAGTGCAGCGAAATGGTTTATGCCTCCGACTACGACGCCCTTCTCGAAGAGAACCAGCGCCTTGAGTCCGCATGGAAGGTGGACGTGCTCAACAGGAAGGATGAGCTGATCGCAAAGCAAGAGAAGGAGAACGACAGGGTAAAGGCCGAGCGCGACGCCCTTCTCGCTGAGCGGACACTACTGCGGGACGCGCTGGAACACTGCATCGACTCACTTGGCAGCGAGTACGCCCTGCCGCCTGAATGCATCAAGCAAGCCCGCGCCGCCCTGCAAGGAGAGCAGCCATGACCATCCAACTCAAGGAGCTGGCCGGCGCTGTCGGCATCGTCATCGTCGCCCTGTTCATCGGGGCGCTGTGCCACGTTGCGCTGATAGGGGGTGTGTGATGGATAAGCCAGTGAAAGCATTCATCGTCGAGACCGACGACCCTGAAGATTCAAACATCCAGTTCGCCACAACAAATGTGGCGGCACGCCGTCAGGGTGCCGACGAAATAGGCACCGATTTCCAGTGCGTTTCGTGTAAGCGCCTGCCATGGGCGGATGAGTATGCCGGCAAGCCAATTCCAGCGAAGGCGTACATCGACAACGGCTGGCGGGTCGGTTGCACCAACTGCGGCGATATGGTCGGCGAAGATTCCTATGGCTGGGACGATGACGAAAACGAGACGCCGCATGAGCCGGTGTACCGCGGCGAGCACGTGTTCTGCTGCATGGATTGCCAGGCAACCCATGACGCTAAGGTCGCCGAGCAGAATGCGAAGTTTGCGGCCTTCGAAAAGCGCGCACGCGAGGCTCGACCAGACCTCCAGTTCACGTCGTTCCGCGGAAAATACCCGTATCGAACAATGACGGGCGAATTCATGTTTGACGGCGCGAAGTACGGCGGAAGCGTTCGAGACGAGGGCGACGGGGAGCTGAAGTGGTTCGTGGCCCAAGGCGACAAAGCCCAGTGGGACTACCTCGAGGAGTGCCGCGCACCAAAGGAGGCCGCCCATGGCTAGCCAATACCAACGCGCCAAGCGCATCTGGTTCTGGAAATTCTACGGCTACGGCCTGGCAGTGTTCTCGCTGCTGGCTGTGATTAGCGGACTGGCAGGGAAGGTGACGGGATGACAAAGCACACACCAGGGCCTTGGGCGGCTCACTACGACAACAGATGGGGCAAGTGGAGCGTACGCAGCGCTAATGCCGCAGACCTCGCCGAGGCGCCAATCTATTACGAACTGGCCGAGGGAATAGGCGGCCACGTACGGGGAAAGAGCTTCAACGACTACAGCGAAGTCGAGGCCAATGCGCGCCTGATCGCCGCTGCGCCTGACCTGCTTGATGCCCTAGAGCGGCTGAAGATCGAAGTGGTCCTGTCCGACGTCGACATGGATTACATCGAACAGCATTTCAGGCCGCACCTGAATAAAGCAGAAGCCGCCATCGCCAAAGCGCGAGGTGAAGCATGAACCGCACCCAATCCATCCCCTACGACGACACCCCCACAGGACACAGCTTCGCAGCGGCGTGGTGGACCCTTACCGGGTTCGGCGTGCTGGCTGGCGTGCTGCTGATCGGCCTGGCTGGCGAGGCGGCGATCTTCCATCTTTTCGGGTAACACCAACTACTGATCAGGCTGCGCGAGACGCGGCCAAGGAGAACTCATGTCTACGGAATTGGCCCTTGTGCCGCCAAAGGAAACCGCACTGCAAGTCTTTCAGGCTGCGAACGGGCTTGACCCGTACCTGCAGCAGATCCGCGCCGAGATCGACGCCTTCGTGCCGGACGTGACCACGAAGAAAGGCCGCGACGCCATTGCATCGATTGCCCATAAGGTCGCCCGCTCCAAGACGGCTCTTGACAACGTAGGCAAGGAGCTGGTCGCCGAGCTGAAGGAAATCCCGAAGAAGATCGACGCCGAGCGCAAGCGGATGCGCGACACGCTGGACGCCTGGAAGGATGAGGTGCGGGCGCCGCTGAACGAGTGGGAGCAGGCCGAGGCGGATCGGGTGGCACGCCACACCGACCGGATCGACTGGCTGCGCAACCGTGATGACCGGGTGGCCGAGCTTTCGGCGGTTGAGATTCAGGCTCGCATTGATGAGGCCGAGGCCGTAGAGGTCGGGCCGGAGTGGGAAGAGTTCGAAGCCGAAGCGCACCGCGTCAAGGCTGCCACGCTCACTACCCTGCAGCTGGCACTGACCAAGCGGCAAGCATACGAAGCCGAACAGGCCGAACTCGAGCGCCTCCGCGCCGAAGCGGCCCAGCGCGAGCAGAAGGAGCGCGAGGAGCGCATCGCCCGGGAAGCCGCCGAGCAAGCCCAGCGTGAAGCCGAGCAGCGCGCACAGGCCGAGCGTGACGCAGCAGCCAAGCGTGAAGCAGACGCCAAGGCCGCAGCAGAACGCCGCGAGCTGGAACTGAAGCTGCAGGCCGAACAAGCAGAGCGCGAGAAGCTGGAAGCCCAGCGCCGGGCCGAGCAGGCCGAGCGTGAAGCCGCCGAACGCGCCGAGCGCGCAGCTGCAGCCGAACGCCAGCGCCAAGCCGACGAGCAGGCCCGCCAAGAAGCCGAGGCCAAGGCCCGCGAGGCGGACAAGGCGCACAAGGCCGCAATCAACCGCGCCGCACTGGAAGCGTTCGTTGCAGGCGGCATGACCGAAGAGTGCGCCAAGCAGGCCGTGACGCTGATCGCCAAGCGCCAGATCCCCAACATCCAGATCACTTACTGAGGTAGATCCGATGAGCACCGCACTGACACCGCTACTGAACAAATTCGCCCAGCGCTACGAGATGGGCGCCACCCCGGCAGAGGTCGCCAACACCCTTAAGAAGACCTGCTTCAAGGGCCAGGTCAGCGACGCGCAGATGGTCGCCCTGCTGATTGTCGCGGATCAGTACAAGCTGAACCCGTTCACAAAAGAGCTGTACGCCTTTCCGGACAAGAACAACGGGATTGTGCCGGTCGTTGGCCTGGATGGCTGGTCTCGCATCATCAACGAGCATCCGCAGTTTGACGGGATGGACTTCGAGATGCCGGCCGATGGCAGCGAGTACACCTGCCGGATTTACCGGAAGGACCGCAAGCACCCGACCAGCATCACCGAGTACATGTCCGAGTGTAAGCGCAACACTCAGCCGTGGCAGTCGCACCCTAAGCGGATGCTGCGTCACAAGGCCATGATCCAGTGTGCCCGCCTTGCGTTCGGATTTGCCGGCATCTACGACCAGGATGAAGCCGAGCGCATCGTGGAGCGCGACGTGACGCCCGGCGAGACGATCGAGGACGTTACCGAAGCTCTATCAATGATCAACGCAGCGCCGACGATGGAAGACCTGCAAGCCGCTTTCGGCGATGCCTGGAAAGCCCACAAGTCGAAAGGCGCACGCGACCAGCTGACAACCGCCAAGGACGCCCGCAAGAAGTTTCTAATGGAGCAGCCCGTCGACGCCGAGTTCGAGGAGATGAAAGATGGATCAGCGCAGTGATGAATGGTTCGCAGCCAGGCTTGGAAAGGTCACGGCAAGCAAGGTCAAAGACGTAATGGCAAAGGGGCGCGGCGGCGCCCCTTCTGCTACCCGCCAGAACTACATGATGCAGCTCCTGTGCGAGCGGTTGACTGGAATGCCAGGTGGCGAAGACCTGTCGCGCAAGCCGGCCGTTCAGCGCGGCAATGAGCTGGAGCCTATCGCACGCTCCGCTTATGAGGTCGACAAAGGCCTGATGATCGTCGAGGCGGGTTTGCTGCTGCACCCGAAGATCGAAAGTTTCGGCGCATCGCCTGACGGCTTGATCCAGCTGCCCAAGGGGCGCGGTGGCCTCGAAATCAAATGCCCGAATACGGCCACCCATGTCGCCACCATCCAATCCGGCAAGCATGACCCGCAGTACGAATGGCAGATGTTCGCGCAGATGGCTTGCGCCGAACTGGAGTGGGTCGACTTCGTGACCTTCGACGACCGCCTGCCGGACGAGCTGCAGTACGCCTGCTTCCGCCTGGAGCGCGACGAGGCACGCATTCGGCAGATGGAAACCGAGATCAAGCTCTTCCTCGAAGAGCTGGCAGAACTTGAACACGAAATGCGAGAGCGCATGAGGAGTAAGGCGGCATGAGTAACCTGAACGAGTGGCGCGGCATCGGCCGTCTTGGAAACGACATTGAAGTTCGCTTCATGCCGAACGGAACGGCGGTCGCCAACTTCAACATCGCGGTAGACGACAGCTACAAGGACAAGCAGACGAATCAGAAGGTCGAGCAAACCGAATGGGTGCGCTGCGTTGCCTTCGGCAAGACTGCTGAGTTCCTTGGCGAGTGGCTGCACAAGGGCAATCGCATTCTGGTCTGCGGCAAGATGAAGACGCGCGAGTACGAGAAGGACGGGATCAAGCGGTACGCGACCGAGATTCATGTCGGCCAAGGAACCGAGATTATCGACTGGCCGGAGAAGGATGCGGCGCGGCAGCAGCAGGCGCCACGCCAGCAACAACGGCAGCAGGCCAGCCAGCCGCCAGCGCCGCCAGAGTTTGACGACGGTGACATACCTTTTGCCGACCCCTACCGCGGCGCCCGCTCGCTGCTGATCTGATCCACCGGGCGCCCAGCGCGCCCTCCTCCCGGTACACACTCATGACATTTTGCAACCTAACCCCAGCGGGCCGGGCGGCTGATGCTGCCTGGCTTTCACGACTCGTCGCCGAATCAGGCGTACCCATCCAGCAGGTCGAAGGCTTCCGCGAAGTGAAGCCCATTGAGCGCAAGCGCTGGCACGACCCGACGACCGTACTCAAGCGCCGGCGCAACCCGAAGCGGGAGTTGGCGGCATTCGCCCGACGGGCACTGGAGCAGATGGCATGAGATTCAGCGAAGCGCTCGACGCAATCATTCACGCAGCTGCGCAGGCATCTAGCACAGGGAAGCCATGGTGCGTAGTGCATGACAAAGACCGGTTCATAGCCGCGCCGCTTGGGCGCCTGAGTTCGGGCAACCTGCTGGAGGTGTGCCAGCCATGAGCTGCATCGTGACGCTCTATTCAATCGACAACCGAGTGTCGCGGCCAGTTGTGCGCGGCACTGAGCCCCGGCGCCCTTCCGACTGGAACGCCAGCGCGTGGTTCGTGCTGCCCAACGGCGAGAAGCACACCCACAGCGCGATGGCCCGTGGTGAAACAGTCACTGGCCTAGTCGCCTACATGGGCGCCCTGATCGACAGCCTGATAGCTGACCACGGCAACCAGGTAGCCAGCGCCGGCTGGACGGCCACAACGCACGGGAGGCGGAAGAAATGAGCCCACTGGCCGGCAGGAGGCGCACGGAATACCGGCACTGGACGCCGGCAGAGGACGCAACACTGGCAGAACTGTATGCCACCAAACCCATCACCGAGATAGCAGCCTTGATGGGGCGCGGCACTGGCTCGATTCACAATCGCGTGTCGAAACTCGGACTGACGCGACCGGATGAGTTCAAGGAAATCACAGGCTGCGGCAGGTTCAAGCCTGGCCACCAGACATGGAACTCTGGCCGCAAAGGATGGCAGGCAGGAGGCCGGGCCAAGGACACGCAGTTCAAGCTGGGTCACCGACCATCGAACACCTGGCGCCCCATCGGAGCGGAGCGCACCGACAAGGGCGGCATCCTCTACCGCAAGGTGGCGGACACCGGCAACAAGCGCACTGACTGGCGCCCGGTCCACGTGATGTTGTGGGAAGAGCACAACGGCGCCGTGCCGACAGGTCACTTCCTCGTCTTCAAGGATCGCACCCCCGCCAACATCTCAATCGACAACCTCGAGCTGGTCACCCGCGCGGAGAACATGCGCCGCAACTCAATCGACCGCTATCCGCCCGAATATCGCCAGGCCGCCATAACGCTCGGCTGGTTCAAGCGGAAGCTCAACAAACTGGAGCAGCACAATGAACAACCTCAGTGATCTGCGCGCCATCCTCGGCAAGACGATGGAGGGCGTGCTGGCCGGCACCTACTCGATTGAACAAGCAAAGGCTGTCGCCCAGGTCGCGGCCGAAGTGAACGCCACGGCGCGCCTTGAGGTAGACATGGCCCGTGCTACCGATGGTGACTTCCGAGGCTCTGGCTTCATTGACGTCGAGCCGCGCATTGCGCCGCGTGAGCCGCTACGGAGGATTGCTCCGTGACTGATCGCACCTACACCATCACCGTAACCGAGCGCCAGGCCGCCGAGCTGAAAGAGGCCTGCGAGCTACTGGCGAGGATCAAGATCGGTCAGATCGACCACGCCATTGAGCGGCTGCCGGGCTTCTACGACCGGCGCGACTGGGAGCAGGTCCACGCCACGCGGCACGAGATCCAGCGCCTTGCCAATTCACTGATGCCGGAGGCCACAAAGCGCCGAGAGGATGGCGTTGCGTGGGACTTGTATCAGGTCATCCGGCATCGGCTGGCATGGGACCGGGCATATGACCAGGGCGCCATCAAGCCCGGCGAGCCGCGCAAATGGCCCGAGATGATGGGCGTCTGCTACGACGAGCCGCTGGCCATGAGCGGGATGCCGCTTGCGACGATTGTGGAGCAACCAACATGACCCGCGAAGAAGCTTACGACCAGGTGGCCAAGATCGCAGCTGAGCACGCCCTGATTGCTCAAGGATTCGGCGGCGTCCTGACCATCGTTCACCCAGCGACACAAAGGGAGCACGGTATCGAAGAGAAGTGCCTGTTTATGGCAGGACACATTGATAGCCCGACGCCACGAGAGCCAGAGGCCGCGCCAGTGCAAGTTGCGCAAGCCAGCCAAGGCGACCTGTTTACAGGCTGAACTGAACAACGCTGAGATATGGAGTCGAGTATGACCAAGCATGACTTGAAGGAAATGAGGAACCTCGGCGCTGAGCTGGGGGCTGCGAAGGCCGATAACGAGAAGCTGCGCGGGCTGTTGCACGAAGTGATCGCGTGCCAAGCGGCGCATTATGGAGATGGAACTGGTCTGCACCTCGCCATGATAACGCTGGCCGATCGGCTTAAAGGCGCCCTATCCCAGCAGGCCGACCCAGCAGAAACCACCGAAACCTACACCGCCGTCGAAATGGCCACAGCCGCAGCGCAGGCGTTCAGGGATGGGCAGGCTGCAGTAGAGCCAGCAGCGGCGCAGGATGAGCGGGAGTGCGAAACTGGCGGCACTGTTTCCGAGCTGCTAGCCGCGATAATGCACTTCGGCAGCGAAAAGTGGGCGGAAGGACGCGGCGCTGCCGACCCCGAACTGGCGAATGTTCGGGCCGCGTGGGATTCGGTCTATTCCCTTGTTCAAGACCTTGCCACCCGCCCCGAGCAGACCGAGCAGCAGCCGGTCGGGTGGATTCACGAAGACGAGCTGCCTGATGGCTACCCATACGACGCCATGTTCCCGTTCTCGAAAGTGGATGTGGTGCGGATGTTCCCGGTATACGCCCCCATCGCGCAGACCGCCCCGCAAGGCAAGTTCCGCATGGGCGACCTCGTGAAGAAGTCCACCGGCAGCGAGTGGCAGGGCCGAATCTGCGGCACCTACTCCACCGCACTGACCCCGGAAGGCTACGCCGTAGAGAGCGAGGCCCACGCCGGCAGCGTGCAGATTTACCCGGCTAAGGCACTGGAGGCAGTGGAATGAACGCCTATATTGAGGTCCGCGCCGAAGTTCGCTACTGGGATGACGCCGAAATCAATGGCGTGTCGCGCGAGGACGGCGCACACGTACCGCTGAAGCAAGGAACTCTGTGGTGCCCAGTGATCCGTCTTGGCGATGGCGCTGTGATGGAATGGCCGAAAGGCACAACAGCTGACATCCATTTCAAGGTTTGCGACCAAGGGGAGTATTGGCTGCTGGACGCTGAGCGCAACCGCGTAGCCAAGTGGCGCAGCTTCTACGTTCCTGACGATTTCCTGTGTCCTAGAGAAAACGGCTACGGCGACTACATCATCATGAAAATCAGCGCTGATGGAGTGGTTGAGGAATGGGGAAACCCCGCCATCGATAGCGAGGAATGGACATGACCAAATCAATCAGTGTGGCGGTTGAGCTGCTAGATCAACTAGCCGGGATGGAGCTCGACACGACCGAGCGCTCAATAAAGATTCAAGATGAACTTCGCGCCATCCTCGCCCATCCCGCAGAGGCGGAAGGGGTCGAACTGACTGGCGAGTACCACGCCGACTGCAACAGGCTGATCGCCGCCCTGTCAGCCGTGACCGCCGAGCGGGATGCAGCGCAGAAGGATGCCGAGCGGTATCGGTGGCTGCGCAGCGTTGGCGGGCGAACTTATTCCGTCACTACGACTGGCGAGAAAGTTTCAGGCGGAATTTATGACCATTGCGTCGACGCCGCCATGGCTGCGAAGGAGGCGTGATATGACCACCATTCTGATTGCGGGGCCGGCGCTGTTGGCCGTTTGCGCTTTGTCGTCGCTCTGGATTGGAGGCGGCGTCTTTCTTGCCATCAAGGGTCGGCACATGCTGGCTATGCTTGCGCTGGCAGTGCCGCCTCTTGGAATAGGAGCGGCGATTTGGTTTTTGGCATCCGAGAACGAGCGAAGCCGTCGCGCCTAACCCCCTAACCCCACCCAAACACACAGCCTGCCGGCGAGAGTCGGCGGGGAAGGAGAAGTCATGTCTGCAGTAATCAGCGAGTGCGGAAAATATCGGTATCGCCTGGAGCGCGACGTTCAGATGGATGGAAAGGTCTTCGCGTTCTTTGGCGTGAACCCCTCCACTGCTGACGCCAGCATCGACGATGCAACAGTTCGCAAGTGGATCGGGTTCACAAAGGTCAACGGCGGGCGCCGGTTCATCGTGGGCAACGTGTTCGCCTTGCGCTCGACGGATGTCAACGCGCTCAAGTCAGCGCCTGACCCGGTCGGGCCGGACAATGCGAGCCATTTGATGGCGATAGCCGCCGCTGCGGACATCCTGGTTCCATGCTGGGGTGCGCGTGGCAAGATCCCCAAGGAGTTGCATTTTCATCTGGCACAAACGCTGACTCTGCTCGGCGCTACCGGCAAGCCGATCTTGACGTTCGGCCTTTCTAAATCTGGCGATCCGCTTCACCCGCTGATGCTCGGCTATTCGACTCCACTGGTTCCGTATGCCGCCTAACCCCACACGCAGCAGGAGATATACATGCACACAGACAAGGCGATAGCAGAGTTCGATGCGTGGTGGGACAGGCAGCCTCACCGCGAGCAGTTCGAGGACGTGAAGGACCAGATGCGGAATGTGTGGCTGGCGTCGCGGCGGGAGGCATTCATTGAGCTTCCGCGACCGCCTCGGGCCTATCCGCCAAACGAGGCATCAAGCGACGTCGACTACTGGATTGACGAAGCGAAGTGGGATATGTGGGCCGGATGCAAGCGAGCCATCGAAGCAGCCGGCGTAACGGTGAGGGGGTGAGAGATGGGCGCACGAGAGAAACCGCAGCCAATCGAAGGCCTGCCGGTCGACAAGGTGTACGAAAGGAAGTTGGCCGAACTGATCGGCACGACGCCGAAGGCCCTGGAAAGGAAGCGCCAGCGCGGGGTGTTGCCGCACGGCGTATGGGAGAAGGTTGACGGCTGTATCATGTACAGCCTGGAGAGGTACAACGAATGGGCAGAAAAGCAGTGGGGCTCCCCCAGGGCGTCGAAATCGCCGGAAGCTCCGTCCGCATCCGATTCACATGGAAGAAAGAGCGACGCTGCGAAACGCTCCCCTATCCTCAGACGCCCAAGGGATTTGCAGCAGCAGCAGGTTTACGTGCTCAGGTAACCCAGCTGATCAAGCTCGGCATGCTCACGGACGACAAGTATGCCGAGCTGTTCCCGAACTCCCGCTACACCCTCGCCCGCATCACGCCGACCTTCGGCAACTTCACGCAGACATGGCTCGACAGCAAGCACATCGGCTTTCACACACGGCGCAACTACCTGCGCGTGCTCAACAAGTACTGGATGCCGCATTGGGCGGACCGGAGGCTGGACGAGATCTATCCTTCTGACGTGCGCGGGCTGATGAGTCGGCAGAACTGGAACTCCATCACCGACCGCAACGCCGCGGTGCAGGCGGCCAAGGCCATCTTCGCCGCCGCGGTGCTGGACGGCATCATCGCGGAAAATCCAATGCGCTCGGTTGAGCGGGCCCGCGCTCCTGAGCGAGACATCGACCCGTTCACTCCGGCCGAGCGTGACGCGATCCTGGCCGACCTCTACGCGCACCAGACCGGCGCCAGGCTGACCTATGCGTCGTTCTTCAAGCTGGCCTTCTACACCGGCATGCGGACTGGCGAGCAGCTGTCACTGCGCTGGGCTGACGTCGACCTGCCCGGCCGATCGATTCGCGTGCGCGCCACCCTGGAAAAGGGCGAGGTGCGGGAGAACACCAAGACCAAGCGCGTGCGCAAGGTGTTACTTGTCGACCAGGCTGTCGAGGCGCTGCGGGAGATGCAGCAGCTCACCGGAGACGGCGAGTTCGTCTTCGCGCCAACCAGCGGCAAGGATGGGCACATCACCAACGTCGTGAGCACCGCCTATCATCTGAAGCAGAGCATGAAGCGGCTGGGCATTCGTTCGCGCCGGCAGTACGATACCCGGCACACCTATGCGACCGTCTGCCTGTCCGCTGGGATGGCGCCGGCCTTCATCGCGCAGCAGCTCGGCAACAGCATCCAGACGCTGCTCAAGCACTACGCGAAATGGATCAACTCGAGCGCCGACTGGGCCGAACTGGACAAGCTGAAAATGCCGAATCGGTACGAAATTGGTACGGCGAGCCAAAGCGAAACGACTGAGCCCGCGCAGCAGTAG